TTCGTGGAGCCTTTTCCTTTCAGTACTCTTACGCAAACACTTTACTTCTTTACTCCCTTGCTTCACTCCCTGTCAATAGGACTTTAGTACTGCAAGGAAAACACTGCACGTTATCTATTTAGCCAACACCTACGATTCACCTTCTATCGAACCGTAACTACTTTACAACTACCATCGCATCCTTGTCGGATGCTCACGTTTTCGGTTGCGCATCACATATTCACATCGTCCAGCACCGCACTGTTTTAAAGTTAACGGGCAATGGTGAGAGTACGCGCCAATAGAGACGTTTACCTGCGTCTCCATCGGCGCGTTTCTCGGTGTTAACGGTATAAAGGAGCCGAGTTTTCGCGAAGATAGACACTCTTCCCACCAGACTTGGTGTAGCGCTTTCGCGCCGGTCCATGTTTTACGACGCCCCTGGTAGACGCGCAGCTCGATTTAACTCGAACTGTCCCCGCACAATTTGGTAGAAACGGCGAATGCACTTTCGACAGACGCAGAACTTCGCCTCTGTAGTGGTTGTCGCCGGGATCGTGTGGGAACGTGTAGCGTGTTTACTGCGTCGGAAAGGATAGCATGATAGTAAATCATGCCGCACCTCTCGAAACTTTTGTGTGCTCTCGGACTAAGCGCGCTCGGGCCGCTTCTAATACGTCCAGAGAGTAATGCGGTATTTCATTTACAACTAAAATTCCAGTTCCACCACAAATTGCGCACTCTTCTAAAACTTCTCCATCGTCACACTCATCACATCCGGCACCTTCACACGAAGGGCAGTCTTGATAATACTCACCGAGAGAGTCGCAATTTTCACATTCGGGATTTTCTTTTAAGTGTTCGATGCAGTCAGCGAGAGAATCAAGGAATCTTACTGCGAGGATCTGGCGCTCATCGCCAAAAGTCAACCTGCGGCGCAACTCTTTTTTTGCTTGCGCTTCGGTCATATTGACCACTCCACTTTTTGAAGTGACCCGACCGTAGAATCTTTTATTTCAAAACCGCAGTGAGGGCATGTAAATGGGAAATCTTCTTCGGTAACTGGTCCGTCGCCCATGTCTATGTCGTCACCACAATTAGGACAAACACACTTCATGTGGACACACCTATACTGTTCTTTAAAATCGCGGTGGTTTTTATGGGAGGTCGCCGCAGCTCCCTAGCGAATCTTCCTGTCCTTGGCAATCTCTTAAAAGGAAGGAGGGTGGAGGCCAATCCACCCCCGGAGATTGCTAGGGAGGTACCTATGACAGGTACCATGACTAGTATAGAATTACACCTTTCCTTGTCAAGAGGAATTTTAAAATAACTTTATGCTTGACAGTGTGCATTCAAGTGTATACCTTTGATGCGTGAAGAGTGGAGAACGTAAACGAGTGATGTTAGCAGCGCGGGTTTCAGTAAAAGTTAGGGACGCTGCTCGGGAAGTTGCGGCACAGGAAAGGCGCAGCCTCTCGAACATGGTCGAACTGCTGCTGGAATCCGCGCTCGCTGCGAGGAAGAACGGGAAGGCCGGGAAATGAGCGACAGGCGCGGATTTTTGAAAACGCTACTCACGCTCCCGCTGATAGCGGGTATCGCTGCTAAATTTTCCTGTGAATTTGAACTGCCAGTTGGGTGCGATTTATCAATGACTTCGCTCCACGAAGTTCTGCGGCGAGGTGATGAATTAAAACTTGGCTGTCCACGAAAACTGCTCATCGGTCCAGAGAATATATTTCCCGCGAGAGAGATACTCGGCTGGCCTCGGTACACGGCGGACAGTGAAATTAACTGGATTACCAGCCAGAATCTATTTTACGAAGTCACGGGCAGATATCCGATGAACACTTGGGCCGTGCAGTTTGATCGCGGCGTCATCAAAAGCGTAGGTCCGTGATGTACACCAAGCGGCCACCCAGGACAGCCGCAGCCGCTTATCGTTCGGCTGGACACCAAATCACGAACAGAAGAGATTGTGAAATCCACGTTGGCGATGTGAGGAGAAGAGATGCCAGTTGAACTGATTCAGCAATCAGAAAACATCCTGTGGGTAGGCGAGACAGGATTCGAAGCCAAAGGCGAACGCATCGCTATCATGCAGGATGAGCACAAGTCCGGCTACGAATGCTTGCGCTGCATGGACAAAGACAAGCGAACGCTGGACGGGAAAGAAGTATCGGTAATCACCTGCGAAGAGTGCGCCGGCGAAGGCAAGCGGCAAAAGGCAGGAAACGCAGACCTCACAGTAAAATGCTCCGACTGCGAAGGACGCGGCTACCTGCCCTGCCCGGATTGCGGCGGCAAGGGAACATCCACGGGGATCGTGCTGCCAGAGTCCAGCAAGGGTGAGCCAACCACGGGGATTGTGGTGAGCAAGGGGCCGGACGCAAAGCTGTACGACCTGGGGCATCGCGTGATGTTCCCCAGTTACGCGGGGCATTTGTTCGTGGTGAAGGGCAAGGACAAAAAGAGCGGGAAAGAGAAAACCGTTCGCTTGCGCTTCATCAACGAAGGCGACGTGATCGCGCAGTTGTACGGCGAGTTGGAGTACAGGTCGCTGGTTAGCTCGCAGGCGTTGTTTACCAACGAATAGGAAACTTTCATGGATGCCCATTGCTATCCTAACGAAATGCCCGCGACACGGATGGGGGCCATCGGACCATCTGGTGGGCATCCATGAAATGGAAAATACTCCCGGTCCCACCAGTAGCGGACGACTATGAATTACACTTCCGCAACACGCGGCTAAACAGCCTCGGCTCGCTCTACTGGTTCGCAAAGCACACTCTCGGCTACTCCCGCCTTACCACGCTCCATAAAGACCTGTGCAAGAGCCTTGAAAACGAGCACCTGTTTTTGGTGATGGAAGTTCCGATGTCGCACTTTAAAGCACTGGACATTCGTACTCCGATACCAACACCCGATGGCTTCAAGCTAATGGGGCACATTAATGTTGGAGACACTGTTTTTGGATCGGACGGTATTCCTGTAAAAGTAACAGGCGTCAGTCCGATTTATTTTTCTTCTGATTGCTACGAGTTGGAGTTCACTGGAGGGGACAAAATTGATTGCGATGCCGGACATCTTTGGGAAACGCAATCGCTTGAAGATTACGACAGAACCAAGCCGAGAATGTATCGCTCAGTGATAAGGACCACAAAAGAAATTTCTTCAAGGATTGATTACGGAAAACAGCGTAATCACAGAGTTAAACTTGCAAAATCCATTCAATTACCCGATGTGGATTTGCCAATTTCTCCATATGTCCTTGGGTGCTGGCTTGGAGATGGAACGTCTGCGAACGGTTCGATCACTATTGGGAATTCGGACGAGTGGCTTGCTCACGAAATACGGCGCGAGGGTGAACCGTTAACAAAGGCAAATACCCCATTGAAATGGTGCTTCTATGATGGGAAATCAAATTACAGGGATTCTAAAGTCAGGAAATTTGCTTTTGTAACTAGGCTTAGAAAGCTGGGAGTCTTAAATAACAAGCACATACCGCAAGCCTATCTAAGGTCATCAGCCAGGCAGCGATTGGCCCTCTTACAGGGGCTAATGGATACTGACGGCCACGCTTCCAAATTAGGGCAATGTACTTTTTCAAATACAAACAAGAATCTAGTGGTGCAAGTAAGGGAATTGGTTTGCTCGCTAGGTCTGAAATGCGGGGAATTGAGAACGTACAAGTCAATGTTGAATCGGAAACACGTTGGACTGTTTCACGTCATAACATTTTACTCATTCAAGGATTTTCCTCCATTCCGTATGCCTAGAAAAGTTGCACGGCTGCTAACGCGGTCTCCGCAGTCCATGCAGTCTTATCGCCATATACGGGCTGCTAGGAGAATCGGGCAACGCTACGTGAAGTGCATCATGGTGGATTCTGCTGACTCTCTTTATTTGGCAGGGGAAGGATTTATCCCGACTCACAACACGCGACTTGGAATTTCCCTGTCTATCTGGTGGGCACTTCCATTCGATGAGTACGACGAGAAGCACATGCGCGAATTAGGCTACGGGGATGAGTGGATACGCTACATGAAGGCGATCCACGATCAGAATCACCGGACGCTCATCACGCACGAAATTGCTTCCCAGGCAACGAATATCGGGCGCGACGTGAACGACTGCTACATGAACAACGACACGTTCCGCGCCACGTTTAAGGAAATCATTCCCGATTCAGAGTGTACGTGGAACAACTCCGAAAAGTTCCAGAAAAGATTGCGCGGCGGAGACGCTTCAACCGGAACATTCGTGTACCGTGGAGTCGGCCAAGCGTTGCAGGGCATCCACGTAAACTCCATCATCCAAGACGACAACTTTGGAAAAGAAGCGCAAGACTCCCTGCTCAAAGGCGATGGGCGCATAGTCGAAGATTTGATTAAGTGGCACAAGCAGGTGGGCACGCGCTTTGACCCGAAGGTGAAGCGAGATCGGCGGCAAGTGGTCATTGGCAATAAGTGGGCGGCGCTGGACCTGAACGGCTACATCAAGAAAAATCAGCCAGAGTTTAAGTTTGAAAGTCACAGCGCGGAGGGCGGGTGCTGCAAGCGTCACCCAGCAGGAAAGCCTATTCTCCCCGAAGAGTGGACTATTGAACTGCTCCACAAAGAACGTGACAGGCTTGGGAAGCGAGACTACTCACACTTCTACCTGAACGTGGCGATGCTGCCGGAGGAGCAACTATTCGGTAGTCAGTGGTTGCGTGAATACCGCTTTCGGGAAGCAGATCCCCGCTTCTCCAAAGACGACTTGCGCAATGCGCTGATGGTGGAGCACAAGGTCTACGAGGGGACGGCACTCAAGGACTTCATGGCCGCGACGCTGGAAATCACAATCATCGTGGACCCGAACCATGCGCGGAAAAACAAGCGCGAGAAACACGTAATCTGGAGCATTGGCTTCGATCCCGAATCTTCGCGCATCTACTTGCTATCGCTGTGGCAAAAAGACTCCACCTACTCCGTGCTTGTCGAAGAGATGTACAGCCAGTACGCCAACTGGACAATGCGCAACGGGTTGAAGCAGTTCAAGACTCCCACGGTGTACATGGGGAAAACAGCGCGGGAACTGCTCGCGTTTTATCTGTCGGAGCGCGACAAGCGGGAAAGGATTCCGCTGCAAATTGAAGAGTTTGAAGATGACGACTCGCTTGCTGCGATGAAGAACCGGATCGAGTCGCTGGAGCCTACGTTCAAGGCCGCGCAAATCTGGTGCAATCCAGAGCAGGGCCAGCAGAAAGAATTTGTGGAGGACTACGAGAACTATCCAGCAGGAAAACTGGACGCGCTAGACGTGCTGGGCCACTACCCGAGAGTAGTAGAGATTGGCGACTCGAAGAATGCGCGTAAGTTCTTACAGGACCAGATGGCAGAGTTTCAGGGCAGACAATCAGGGATTGCAGGGTATTGAACAAACGGACCAGACGTTGGCTGCATCAATGCGGGAGGAAATCCGGCTACGTCAGTTTGCAGTCAGCCAACGCCGCAGCGGCAAAAATGCAATTCATCAATCCCTTAGAGGTCAAAACGTTTGTTGCCTATAAATGCGATTACTGCAAGTATTGGCACGTTGGCCGTACCAAACGCATCCACAGGCCGAACTTTCCCGATGGCTGGGAGCGAGCAGATTTGACTTATCACGCATTCTTGACTGTGCTAAAGTGAGCGCATGGCAACTGCCATTACCACCAGCATCGAGAAAGCCGACCGGGACGACTTCTCGCCCTGTACCATAGAGTTTGGTGCCGATGTCGAAAAAGAAATCAACCATTTCCTCGAACGCCACATCAACGCACGCCTCCAGCAACTCCGCAACATCCATACCTCCACCCTGCCAAAGTGGAAGCGCATCGCTGAGGGCAGGCCGCTGCAAAAATCCCGCTCGTTTCCGTTCGAGGGAGCTTCTAACCTAGTCCACCAGACAGCCGGCGAAGCGATTGATGACCTGGCTGCGCGTGTCTTACAGCTTACGTGGATGACTTCCCCGATTGTGCTGTATCGCTACTTCACCGAAGCGGTGGAGCAGAAGATTGCGGAAGCGTACGCTAAACGTGCAAAGACGCTGATTCAGTTCATGGACTACGCGGCCTACGATCCCCGCGAACTGAACCTGTACCCGCGAGAAAACAAGTGGTGGTATGACGGCGCGGTGTGCGGACGGTCTTGGGTGATTGTGGCACCGGAGAGCAGAATCGAATCGGTCCACATCGGCTACGCGGAAGGCAGCAAGAAAGCCGAGTTTGAAAAGAAAACGCTCTACGAAGGTCCGAAGGTAATCAACGCGGACTACGAAGATATTTTGTACGACCCCGATGTGAAAGTGTTTGAGGAGACGGATCCGCTATTCCGCCGCTGCACACTGACGCAAGCGAAGATTCGGGAGCGCGTGTTCAAGGGAACGTACCGCAAAGCAGATGCAGAAAAAGTTTTAGAGCAACCCGACCAACCCAACGAAGTAAAGCAGCGCGAAAAGCAGAAAAAAGGAATCACCACTGACACATCGAATGACCGCACGATGTCCACGTGGGAAATCTACGAATGCTATTTTTCTTGGTGGCACAACGATAGGAAGTTCCGGCTCATTGCGTGGTATCACCTAAAAACGCGCAGAATCCTGAACTGCGTTTACAACTTCATTCCCGACAATCAAATTCCGATTCTTGAAACGCGGTTGACCGTAGACGGGCGCGGCTTCCCCGATATTTTGGAGCACTACCAAGAAGAAATCTCCACGGCTAAAAACCAGCGCAATGACACAATCACAGTGTCCATGTGGGGCATCAACACAGTAGACCCGAACAACAAAAACTTGGGGCCAAACTTCCGCCTCGCGCCGAACGTGTTCCTGCCCGTGAAGAAAGACCAGTTCATGCACTACGATGTGGGCAACGCTGCGTTCGCTGGCCTGTCGCTGGAAAACGAGCAGGCCATGATTATGCAGGCGAAGGAACGCGCTGGCGTGGGTCCTGCAATGTCTGGAGCAGGAGCGGGTGGAACAAACAAGAAGGGCCAATACTCCGCGATGGGCACGCTGTCCGTGATGCAGGATGGCAACTCCCGCAACGATCACCGAACATCAGACTTCCGCCACTCGCACGTTGCGCTGATGTCGCTACTTACAGACTTCTACGGATTCTTGGGATTGGGCCGCAAGGGAAGCACATTTGGGCTGGACGACAAGATTCTAGAGCAGGCGCTTGAAGATTACCTCTCGCGCAAGATGCGGATTCCAACCCGCGCCGCGTCCGCAAGCCTGAACCGCGAAATCAGCAAGCAGAGCCAAATCATTCTCAACCAGGCGCACTCTGCCTACGTGAAGGAAATCAGTTCGCAGTTACAGGCATTGATGAACGAAACTTTGCCGATAGAGTACCGCGAATGGTTGCTCGGCGTTGTGAAGGCAAAGACGATGCTGATGCAGCAAATCTTCAAAGACTTCCAAGTGTCCGACAATCCAGCAGAATACGTGCCCGATATTCAGTACGAAATCAAAAAGCCCGAAGGAGCACCAAATGGCTCGCCGCAAGCAGGACCCCAACCAACTCCAATCAATGCGATGGCCACTGCTCTTCAAGGACCCGGAGAAGGCGGAATCCCTCTTCTCGGCGGTGGGATGGGTGGACCTGCTGGCGGACCTCCGCGCTAAGAAAGAAACTTTGTCGGGAGAGATCGTGCATGACATTCCGTACAAGCCGGAGCAGATAGCCCTGCAAAACACGTATCGCGGGTGCATCTCCGTCATTGAGGATTTGCTTGAACTCGAACAAGAGTTTAAGAACTGGAAGGCGACGCTATGAGCAGAATGCTGCATCTCCGGCTGTGCAACGATGAACTGTGGTGCAGTGTGACCCAGCAGCAGTGGGACAAGTTTCTTCGCTCCCAACTCCGGGCGCTGGCCCATGCAAAAAATCCCTTGACAGGTACTAGGACTCTTGGGCTAACATCATCTCTCAGAGGTAATGTGAGTAATGGGACTGTTCAAGAAACCGGGAGAGGAAACGACGCAGCAATCACAGGATGACCTGATTGCAAAGTTCCGTGGCATTGTCGAAGAAGTTGTCGCTCCCATCAAGCAAACCGTAGAAGCGCAAGCCTCCGAAGTAAAAACCCTCACAACGAAGTGGAACGAAATTGAAAACGCGGGAGCCGCCGAAGCGGAAGAGGCTCGCCGTCGTGCCGCCGCTGCCGCTGATGCTGAACTGACCCCCGAAGAGAAATTGGAAAAGCAGAACCAGGCGCTTTTCGCGCAGACGGTGCTGACCAATGCTCGCATCACGGAAAACGAGTGCGCGGCAACGCTGGAGCGCGACTTTCCGAAGTTGGTCCCCGAGTTCCGCCAAATGTGCGCAAACACCGACTGGAAAGTGAAGGCGCTGCCGAACTACCAGCAGCAATGCGAAGCAGCTATCAACGGGCTGATTGGCCGCGAAGCCCGCAAGGGCGGGTTGCGCTTCCAGAAGCAGACAGAAAAGTTTGTGATCGAAGATGCTGGGAGCGGTGGTAACCGTGAGGACAACGTGCTCCTGTCCGGCGACTACGACTGGAACGATGAGCGCAGCGGAAAGACGCTGACGGCGACTCAGCAGTTAGCCAAGCTCGGGCTGACCGGCAAAGACTTCGCAGAAATGCAGAAGCGGGGGATGGTCTAATGGCAATCTCACTCCGAACCTTCCCAGCCAAGTTGCGCGAAAGCATCATCGAGAACAACGGGAACGACCCGTCAAAGTGGAACCAAGAACTGCGCGACCTCTTTGATACATCCATCGAACCCGAACTGGTTTCCGCCCCGATCTCCGGCAAGGTAGACAAGTTCCTGAACCCCGACTACCACTACTACTGGGCATTCGACCGCGCAGAGCGGCATGAGCGCGTGGAAGAGTTGCGATTCGCCGGCTGGGAGTTTGCCACCACCAACGATGTGAAAATGTGCGCGGAGTCCAGCGTGGTTGGCCGCAAGAAGGACAAGGCATCGAAGGACGGCGGCGAAGGTTTCTCGGATGAGATTCGCAGCGGCGACCGACGTTTGATGAAGATTCCCATGAGCATTTGGCGCAAGAACAAGAAGGCGCAACTCATGGCGGCTTTCCAGCAGTCGTATCCGCAGGCGTTCGGGAATACCGGACAGCCGATGGATGCTGCTTCACTGATTCCCGGATTCAAGACGGAGATGATGGATCCTGCCGCCATTGACGAAACACGGCGTCGGGCCAATCCAGGCAATTCCGTTCTGGCACAAAAGGAGCGATAACACATGGCTGCTACCGCATTCGCAGACGCGATTGAAGCATACGGCGACATTGGTGGAGCAATCTCGTATCCCATCAACTGGCTCCCGGAAGAGTCTGGGCAGACATTCCCCATCGGTGTGCCTGTGCAGGTTAACGGCACGGACGGTGGCGTGCAGCTTTGGGATGGATCCACGCTGACCGCTGGGATCGCGGGATTCAGCGTAGTGGCCGCGCAGAACCTCGGAACCACGGGGTCTGGTGCTGCCGCGCCGTTCGGCCCGATTACTGGCCCCGGCTCCAATATCGGCAACTACGCGCCGAACGCAACGCAGTCCTCGGCACTGATTAGCCCTCCGGGAGTGCCCATCTCGATTGGTCTTTCCGGCTTTGCGGTTGCCGCTCCAACGACGATTTTCATCGGCAAGATCGGGACCAGTTTGACCAACCCCGGCCCCGTGGCCACCACGCAGCAGCAGGTTGGCGTGGCCTACGGGCTGACGAAGGACACGCTCACAGGCTTCTGGTATGTAGACGTGAACAAGACGGGCGGCAGCGCGGCAGTTCGCGTGGTCGGCCTCGGGCAGTTGGAAGCAGTCGGCACAGTCGGCGGACACGTTCTGTTTATCGTGCTGCCAGCAGTTGCTCAGATTATCGCTTAACTATTTTCAAGGAGAGCACGCTTTTTATCGGCTACTTTATGGCAAGGGGAACACAACCAGATCACTTCCAGCGGCTTACTGTAGTCGTCATGGTGGGCCTGTGGCCTGCACTTTTGACCGCAAAGCACGCAGTGGTCCGGGCGTATCAATTTGCCATGTCGAACCGCGTAATAAACGGCACTCTTTGCTATGCGGCGCTCAGGAAACTTGTCGTGATATTTCTCGACTATTTCCGCAAAACGTTTGCGATTCTTCGCTCGCCAAGCGCGGTTAGCTTTAGCCACATTCATGCGATGCTGTTCTCTGTTTTCTTGGACCCATCGCTTCATGGCTTCGCGCTTCTGCTCGGCGTGCTCTCTACTGTATTGGCGGTCCTTTTCCTTGAGCCGCTCCAAGTTTTTAAGTCTGTACTGACGTTGGTACTCTTTTCTGGCTTCTGGGTCTTTAAGAGGCATGTTGTTAAGGACTCCGATTCTAGGAATATACCGCAATCCGTAAGGATGTGCAAGTGAAAAACGAGAGAGGTGAATAGCCGTGGCCGGAAACATTCTTGTGCGCAACACCTTCCCACCGCTCCTTGCGGCTGGTCTTCGTTACGTATTTTGGCAAGCCACTGATCTCAAAGAGCATGCGCCGCAGTACACGCACTACATCAATGAGATGACATCGGAAGATGCCTACGAGATTGACTACGAACTCTCGGGCACTGGACCGATGCCGATGATGCAGGAAGGCTCCGCGCCGGCTGCGGACGGCATCATCCAGGGCGGCACCCGGAAGTACGTACACATCCAGTACGGACTCCTGACGGAAGCCACGCGCCAGCTTGTCGCGGACGACAAGTACGGCATCATTATGAACGTGCCGAAGTCTCACGCACGCTCCGCGCTGTACGCGAAGGAAGCGGTTGCGGCCTCGCTGTTCAACCTCGGCGGGACCTCCATCACCACCACCAACGGTGCGACGCTGTTCAACACCGCGCAGCCCTTGATGGGCGGGTCGCAGGCAACCACGCTGGCCCCGAACATTTCCACGATCATCAATTCGGCTGGCACCTATCCGAACCGGCCCACCCCCGACTCGGACCTGACCAATACTGCCTTGCAGCAAGCCATCACGATGATCGCGCTGCAACCGGATGACCGCGGCATCCCCATCCACGTGAAACCGAAGTATCTGGTCCACGCGCAGCAGAACCGCCGCAACGTGCGCGAACTGCTTGGCTCGGGCGGCGTGCCGGGATCTGCGAACAACGAATTGAACTGGCTCCAGGGCGAGTCGCTGACGGGCCTTGAGTTGAACTACCTGACCACCCCGTTCGGGTGGGGGTTGCTCACCGACAAGGAAGGGCACATGCTCAAACTTTACGATAGAGAGCCGTTGATGGCGGCAACCGACGACGACTTCAAGACAGAAGTTTTGCTCTTCAAATCGACGCAACGTTTCAGCGTGGGCGCGACGAGCTGGCGTGGGACCTGGTGGTCTTTCGGAAGTTGATTATTTTCAGTAACTTACGGAAATATGAGCGAAGAGAGCAAACTTTATTTCTGCAAGAAATGCGAGAGGATGTTGCCTCTGGGGAAGATACGTACTCGCGTAAGCAAGCGTGGCGTTCTTCACATAGACAATATCTGTAAATCTTGCCACGCGAAGCGCGATTGCGCCAATCTGCGACTCCAGATGTTTGAGCATCTTGGCGACCGCTGCGCGTGCTGCGGAGAATCTCATCCATATTTCTTGACGCTTGAACACATCAACGGGGATTCGAGTAAGCATTTTTACGGTCGCAAGGATATGAAGCCTGCGCATCGGGAACAGTCGAACACCTACGTTGAGTTGCGCAAGGCCCGCAGAAGCGGGTGGGATAGGACGCAGTACGAGGTGCTCTGCATCAACTGCAATTTTGCGAAGGGGCACTACGGACAGTGCCCACACAGAACCGGGGTAACCAAGGAGCAGGTGCTTACTTCACTAGAAGCGGCGCGTGTCGGAATCGGTTATGAGCGTTCTGTTAAAGCGATGGTCGAGGGCGGAAAGGTGACGCGGTTTACTGGCGGCCCCGACCCACGCCGCCCAGAGATGAAGGGAAACAAGTTCGCTGCGCACTTGACTGCCGACCAGGTTCGAGAGATAAAGATGCTGCGCGGAACTGGGAAGTTCCAACGAGAAGTTGCCGAGCAATATGGCGTGAGTAGGGCACTCGTTGGTCTGTTGTGGTCTGATAAGCGCTGGAAGGAATTGCGGGTGAACTGATGACTCAGATTGCAAACAGCACATTCAGTCAGTGGCTTGACCAGTTTCGTCCCACAGGCTTTCCCAACGGGATTGAGACGCAGGGCATCACGAAGCTAGCTGTCTCGTATCAGTTGACGAGTGCACAGTTGCTTGCCTTGCAGACCACGGCAGTTACGCTGGTGCCTGCTCCGGTGACGAGCAATATCCCCGCGCCGCCCAACGGGTATCTGTTCTACCCAACGGCGCTGGAAGCGGAGTACGTCTACAACACCACGGCGTACACCATCGGGAACGCGGACAACGCTTTCCAGATCGAGTACGTGGGCAAGAGCACGGCGCTACTTTCCATGCTGGTGACCGGGCTTGTGGACCAGACGGCGGTGACGGTTGCGCGAAACTCCGTAACCTCTCCCGGATCCAAGATCGCAAAAGCCAATTGCGCCAACCTGGGCTTGGAAGTAAAATTGATTGGAACCACCCCGGCGCTTACGCTTGGCGACGGCAAGGTGAATCTGTACCTCGAATACAATGTGTACTGCCTGTTCTAAAGTGAGGGACCTTGAAGCATCTGGCGACAATCTCCGAAGGGCGCTTCGAGCGCAAGCCGTCCCACGTTGAGTGTTCGTGTGGAGTGGCCGGGGATTTTGCTTCCGAGACGGAAGCACGCGACTGGATGGAGTCCCAGCACTTTGCCAAGCTGACCGGAATTGCCTACGGCGAATTTCTCTCTGCCACCCCCAACCAACCCTCTGAGCCGACTCCCGAAAAGGAGTCGGTGCCGGAGGGAGATAAAAAAAAAGAAGCAGAAGCCGTTCCTCACACTGAAACTGTAGGCGGTGACGCATGATTTGGAGGGGCTGCGGGGACTTTGTTTACTACACGTGCATGCGGACCAACAGAAAATGGCCGCTTGAAGATATGTCGTGGGATGACGGGCTTTTGGTCTGCAACTGGGCAAAAGACGGCGCAATAAATGGCTCGTTTGAATTTCGAACAGCGATCGAGGCTTCACGGGACCGGCGCGAGCTAACACCAGATCCAAAAATCATCAACCCGGTTGACCCAAGCCAGCAACTTTTCTCTCTGCCGGCGAGTAGCGGAGGACTGTAGCCGTGGCCGAAATTTCAGGCAATCCTTGGAGCTTCACGAGTAGCGACCAGGCTACGTCCGCGTCAATCTCTTCGATTGTGCGAAATGGGCAAGGCTCCGCGCTGATTACGACTTCCGGTGCACACGGCATCGCCGTGGATGCGTACATCTCCGTGCAGGGCACTACCACAGAAAAGGGCTGGCGCGGTGGATACCGCGTGCTCATGGTGCCCAGCACTACAACGCTGCTTGTGGGAATCACGCCGCAGCAATCGCTGCTTGCCAACAACGGCGCGAATGGAACCGTGCTCACTGCGGCCTACACGCAACTTATCGAAGTGACGCAGATGCTTTGGGACGGGCCTACGGCGGCGGATGTGCTTTCGCTGACCGACTTGACTGGACGGCTGGTGTGGAACCCGACAGCGGTAACGGGCGGATCGTACACTTACATGAAGTCGTTTCCAATTTTTGGGCTGGTCTTGAACGCGATTCCTTCGGGGAAACTGCAAATCAGCGTGTAGAGGAAATCAATGTGGCAATCTCCATTAAGGCAAATGGCGCGGTTTCCATCGAGTACGAGGGCAAATACGCCGGCCTGGATGTAGAGAATCCAGAAACCCTAATCTCCGACAAGGCTTCCCCTTCCTTCAATAACTTCATGCTGCGCAACGCGGAACTCCGCTCGCGGCCTGCTGTTACGCAAATCTACCCCGGACCTTCCACGCAAGGGTGGGCGCTGGGCGTTACTTCCTTTGGTGACATCAACGGCACCACGCACATCGTTATGTGGGAAGGCAGCACACTCTACCAGTTCAACCCTGCTCTGCTGCCGGGGAACCCGTGGGCGACAGTGGGCACAGCGTCTCCCGGCGACATGGGACAGAACACTGTCACGTACCGCGCATTCGCAAATCAGATTTTCTATGGCAATACAGGCTTTCAATACGTGCGCAGCGGGCGCAGCATACTCACTCCGTTTCTTGCCTATTGGGACGGACTATCATCGGCTCCGGTGTATCAGCAGACTTACGGCGATGCCTCGACATCAAATTCCGTAGCAGGAATTTCCAAAACTGATTCACCGACAGTGGGCGGATCGCTGCCTGGTGCTCCAACCATGACAGGGCCGCTGGACATCGGCGGCGCATACCTCGGGGAACTGAACAACTATCTAATCCTTGCCAACGTAAACGTGAAGGACGAAGGCACGGGCATCATCCGCAACTACCCAAACCTGATGTGGTGGAGCGCGAACGGCCTGCCGCTACAGTGGGACCCGACACAAAACACATCCGCTGGATTCAACGCTTTTCTGGACGTTCCGGACGTGATTACCGGACTGGCTACAATGGGCGTGGCCGGCTACTTGTTCCGCACAAACGGCATCACACAGTTTGCTCCAACCGGGAGCAGTATCTTGCCGTGGCAATTCAATCATATGTGGGCCAGCGAGCACGGCATTGGCAACGTGCTCCCGTGGTCCATCGCGCAGTACGGGCCAAACTGTGCGTTCATCTCCACAGATAACATCTACACGCTGAGCATCACTACATCGCAGCCGATTGGCGGGACAGCAAGAGACGCCATCTTCGCGGACATTGCAAACTCGCAATTCACGCCGTTCGCAACCATCGTGCCTTTTTTCGCAGCAGGCTACACCTACTTGACGTATCAGATTTACGTCACCGTGAACAATTTCGTGCGCCTGTACGTGTACTCTTTCGAGGATCAGAACTGGTCAACGTGGGACCTGGGACTCATCAACAGCCCCAACTATCCAGTTCTGACCTGTGCTCCAAACGTGGTGTGATATGCCGATACCTAAGAATCCAACCATCGGCTCCATCAGTCCCACATCAGGGATTGCGGGAACGCACGTAACCATCAACGGAAATAACTTCACCGCCTACGGCCAAGCCTACGTCACATTCAATGGGGTAGGGGCAGCATTCCTCTCGCAGAACAACACAAGCATGGTGGTAACTGCTCCGGTGGGCGGAACCACGGGTCCTGTGGTCGTGCACAACGCCTACGGGAGTAGCGGCGGCATCACCTTCACGTATTTGACGCTTTCCCCGCCTACCATCTCAGGGCTAAGCCCAAGCTCGGGAAATCCTGGGCAGTTGGTAGGCATCACGGGGACAAACTTTGGGGCCACACAGGGAACAAGCACAGTCACGTTTAACGGTGTTGTGGCTGCTATCGTGTCTTGGTCCTCGACAAGCATTTCCGCCGTAGTGCCATCTACTGCCACTACAGGGCCGGTGGTTGTGACCGTTGGCGGAGTAGCCAGCAACTCTTCTACGTTCACAATCTCCACGCCTTCTAATGGCGGAGTGAGTGGGCCGCTGGGCTTGCTGCTGATTCCCGCGCAAAACGGCGGAACGCCAAACGTGTTCACGCTGGACCCGACAAACTTCAATGATCCTGCAAACGGCAGCTACTACTACTGGAAAGTAGAGGACGGGATTGCAGGCCGCGTGATGACGATCAACCGCGTAATTCTGTCTTACCGGGATCTGGGCGTAGCGACAATCACGGTGGGGCTGAACGGGGTATCAGGCGAGAAGGACTCGAACAACGCAGATACGCCAGTGTCCAACTCGCAGCAGATCGTCATTGGTACCGTGGCAGCATCGCAAAAGATTTGCACGATAGTTCTTGGCCTTGCGCTGACAGGGTGTAACCTGCAAGCGAGTGTGACGCGAGCGCCGAACGCTGGGCCAGTGTCTATCACGAAACTTCGGATGGAAGGGAAGATAGAGGACACAACGTACTGATATGCGCGCACAACCGACGATTCTCGGAAGCCCACGGAATCCACTGGACATTACGCGGTGGATTGAGCGCCTTGCGCTGGTGCTGAATACCAACGTGTCGTTTGGCTCCACGATGAGCAACCAAGACGGCGACATAAACATCAGTTGCGCAAAATTTCAAGGAACCTCACCGGGGTCCGCAAACACAGATTTTACGCTGGCGCACAGTTTAGGAAGAATTCCCAATACGATAGTTGGGCAGGATACGAACAATGGCGGCTTGGTCTACCGGGGTTCTGTGGCGTGGTCGAAAACCCATGTGACATTCCGCTGTACTACGGCGTCCGCCACGTATAACATCATCGTGAGCTAGGAGAAAAAGCGTGTCTACTCCAAACCTAAACGTCCTGCTGAGCGCAAGCCTAGCGACCTACGACAACACGCAGGCAAACACGCCGCTGCTTGCCAAGCTGTCCGCTGGCAACCCTACCTTTGGCGCAACGACAGACTTCTACAACGAGTTTTTGCAGGCTACCGTGGGCGGAGTAACGCCTAGCCTTCCGGCTGCGACGTGCTACGTCTGCTGGATTCGCAACCGATCCACGGTAACATCGCCAATATACGTGCAGGTTGGAATCACTTTCGTCTCGCCGGGGAATGCGAGCATCTTCACGCTCGGGCCGGGAGACTTGTTTGTGTACGATGCAGCGTCGAAACTCACGGGCGGATACACTGCCCTGACGCTAACCGGACTTTCGAGCACGTGTCCCGTGGAAGTTTACTTGGCAGGGTGAAAACGTGGCCAGCGCACCCCCAGCATCAACGAACATCACCATTCAGGACCTCATCACTGAGGTTCAAGGGTGGTTGCAGAATCGGCAGGATGCGAGCGAGTCGCAGACCAATGCAACCATGCGGCCTTCGTTCTGGCTCAAGCGTGCCTTGCAAGAACTGACCGCGAACTACGAGTTTGAAGAACTGAAAGTTAGCGGACCAGTTGTAAACATTGGACCCAATCTCGGTTTTGAAGGGTCCAACTACGCCTACCAAGTTTCTTACTTTCTGAACCCCGGCGACGATGTGACGCTGACGTTCGACCCAGTAATCTTCCTGTCTCCTGCACAAGCACAGCAAGCAGGCATCGCTACAAGCACGGCAAATGTCGTGGGCTATTCGATGGATTTTGTTGATATGAAGGCAATCCAACCGCTCCTCTTTATTCCGGGAGGGGTACCCTTCAAGTACTGTAGGCACGGGAATCAACTGCTATTCGGCACTCAACCGGGGAGTATTTATCAAGTCTACTTGCCCTATCAGGTACGGCATCCGTTTGACGACGACAATCTGACTTCTTCTCCGGTTTTACTTCCTTCCGACTGGCATGAAATTGCAGTTATTGCAGCCGCGGAGCGCGGAGCAGTAAAATTGAGGTGGAATGACCAAAGCTCGTATTTGCACAACATTTTGTATGGCGATCCCGAGGACCCGGAAAAGCCGGGGTTGATTGCAAAACACCTGCTGCAACCGGAGCGTGACCGCCGATTGAGTCCGATGATGTTGCAAGTCGGGTATTCGAGGTACTGAATGAGGCCAACTACACAAGAAGAAAAATTCTGGCGTCACGTCGATAAGAAGGGGACTGACGAGTGTTGGGAATGGCAAGGCTCACTCAGGAAGGGATACGGGTTTTTCAAGCATCACGAAGATGGGAGGCCGCGAAAAATTTCAGTCCACAGATTTTCGTTTGAATTGCATAAAGGGAAAATGGATGCTGGAAAACAGTGCTGCCATACCTGTGACAACCCGAAGTGCGTTAATCCCCGCCATCTTTTTGAGGGGACAGGGATGGACAACGTTCGAGATGCGATGGAGAAGGGACGTAGGACGCAGAATGGCGAATTGAACAAAAGCAGGAAACTTGACCCTGCTAAGATTAGGGGAATTAGGCTCTACAGGCGGCAAAAATACACGCAACAAAACATCGCCCAGAGGTATAATGTGTCCGTTGCGTTGATTGGCCAGATACTTCGTGGGAAAATCTGGACGCATGTGAGGTAATTATGGCGGGAATAGCAAATCCAGTCTTGGCCATGCAAAATCCGAACTACGCTGCCCTTCTGCCGAACCGCAACCCCACTGGCGGCGCGGGAGCACCTACGGCGTCTACAGTGCCTTCCATCGGTTCCAGCAGCGGAGCGAACCCCGTGCTGCCTGCTACTAATATTCCCAGCGGAGCGCCGGCAACAAACGCCTACGACCCTACCAGCGTAATCCCTTCGTTCGGTGCGAACTCTGGACCGTACACGTCAACGAATTTGGCAAGCAGCGGATCGGGCGGAGCATCCCCTGTTGGCAGTTTTGCGAATCTCTCACCCAGCCAGATTGCGAGCGCACAGCGCGACCTCAACCGGACCTACGGTGAAGGGCTTGGGAACATGATTATGTCGTTCTTGCAGGGCGGCGCGGGATTCAACCAGCAGGCTATCAATAACCTGTTCGCGGCCTTGCAGCCGGGAATCAACCGGGGCGAGGAAGATTTAATGCAGCAGTTCTCCACCAGCGGGAACCGCTTTAGCAGTGGAGCACAAATCGGGTTGGCCGATTATCTGTCTCAGGTGAACCTTAACGAAGGGCAGATTGAAGCACAGATGTATGAAACATCGGTGCAAGACTACATCAATACGCTGATGGATGTAGCGAACAAGAACATGAACCGGAAGGCCGCTGAACCAAGCCTTTTTGAAAAAATAGTTAGCCCCCTTGTTGATATTACGGGTGGCGGCGGAGGCGGCGGGTCAAGCAGTGGCGGAGGCGGTGGGATAGGGCAATCGCTGATGGAAATTGTAAGCAGCTTGGCTCTGGCATAGGATTATGGAAACACAGGCACAGGTACCACAAGTCGGCGGAATGACCACACCTTCTTTTTCGGGTGCTCCAGTTCCGGGTGTGCCTGCTGCACAGCAGGACCCGAACGCGAAAGCACAGCAGATTCTTGAGATGTTGAAGCAGGTTGCGCAGCGCAAGCAGGTGGCAAATACCGCTGTCCCATCCGCAATCCCGGCAGGTGGCGATATGCAGGCCGCACGCAGTCTTGGCATGAATACCGCATGGCCTAGCGCGTGGAGCCACACGCGGGCGCTAGCGATGATTGGTGCTGGAATCAAGAATGCGGTGAAACAGCAAAAAGAAAATCAACTGCTCAAGGCGGAAGGCGACTGGACTTATTTGCAATCTTCGCTGAACGAACTTTATTCCGCACAACAGAGCGGCGACCCGGAAGCAATCAAGGCGGCACAGGCAAAAGTGGATGTTACACTGACCGACCCGAAGAAGCTAAAGAACATGGCGAAGGCGCTGAACCAAGACTGGCTCAACCCGGAAAAGACCACGGTGTACGGCGAGGCGCTGAAAAAGGTTACGGCGAAGCAGCAGCAGGCCGATGCGCAGAACCAGCAGAAGCAGGTGGCGGCACAGAAGCTCAAGCAGATGTTTATGAAGGTGCTTGGCGAGAAACAGAAGTTGCAACTCTCGCTGGACGAACAGAAGCGCATGGCTGCGGAGATCCAGGCGAAGGCTCCGACGACGCAGGGCGCACTTGACCCGAAGGTTGCTGCGGAGACGATGCGGGCAGAAGCGGAGTTGATTAAGGCGGTAAAGTCCAGTCCTGAAAAGTATAAATTCCAAGCTGTTAAGGACAAGGATGGTAGCGAAAAAATTGTTGCGCTCGATCAGACGGACCCGACAAAGCCTTACATTGAAGTTAAGTCATCTTCCGGTGAAAAGGTTACGCCGGGGGGCAAGCATTACCAAAACGAAGGGAAATTGGAAATTGTAAATGGCATCCCCACTGGCCGTGTGATGCACGGCGGGCAATATATCAGGCCGGGGCAATCGGGCTACACCCCAGACGATAAGGCGGCTGTTGACCTTGCCATGAATGCGCAGGGCTTGGGAGACAAAGAAAAGGAAAAACTGGCTTCTATTCGCGGCGCTTCGTATGCGGCCTCGCGTGCGGCCAACACTCCCATCGCTGTCACGGACAATGAAACCGGGGAGTCCACTTATGCAACCATGCTGGACGTGGCGCGAAATCCCAGCAAGTACGTAGCTCCTGGAGAATCTGAGAAGATCGCAGCGCGTGATTCCGTGCATCGCAGTTTGACCGCAAACTTTGGCGCACTTGGCAAGGACTTGGACAAACTGCCAAACGGCCTCGACACAGAGACGCAGGCGACAGTTGCTCTCGCCTTGCGCAGCGACAACCCCGGAGTGTTGGAAACGCTTTTGGTGAACAAAGTGAAGCAGGGAGCACCTGATGAAGTGCTTCGCTACATCACCGACATGAAGGCGATGCAGGAAGATATTCTTGTGCTTCGCAACGTTGGCGGCATGGGACAGGGTTCCGACATGATGCGCGCAGCCATGATGAGATTGATTCCCGGCCCCGGCTCCAGTTCTGTCAAGGAAGCAAAGATGCAGATGGAAGCGGCGCAGCGCACGTCTGAGAGTTTGTTCAAGGGACGGCCCGAAGCGAAGTTTTCCAACAAGGATGGCGACGCTGCTGGCGGCATGGAAACAAAGACTTACAATGGCGCGGTGTATCAGCGGAAGAAGGGTTCCAACGATCCGTGGACTTTGCAGCCTAAGCCTAAATAAATGCCGAACGATACTCCCAAGACGCTGCCGCCTGACTTCTTTCAGAAGCAGGCTACGGAAACGCCGCAAACGCTTCCACCGGACTTTTTTTCTTCAAAAGCAGCAGCAGTTGAAACACCTGACCCGACAAAACCCGACCCCACGGCAACTGGGTTAATGAAAGAGTACGATTCAAAAGTAGCGACGCCTTACAGAATGGAGCAATGGCTACCCATACCTGGGTTAATGGGTGGGCCGCATCCTAATCCGACGCAAGCACAAGAAGATTACGTCAATAAGCGATTGCCGATGGTGGACCCATACATTCATGGCGTTCGCAGGAACGTGGCTGAACTTGCTGGTGGGATGGCGGGCGGAGAATTTTTCGCAGGAGCATCCAAAGGATTGCCGTGGCTCATGCGGTTGCTCGCTTCTTCGTCGGGAGCTGGTGCCGGTATGGGAGTAGGTGGTCTGGTTACTGGAGAAAAACCTAAAGAAGCACTGCATGATGCTGCCGTTGGAACGCTATTCACTGGCGCTGCGGAAGGCGCAACTGCTGGAGTTTTGAAAGCAACAGAAAAAGTGGCTGGGTCTAAACTCGTTAAGGAAGTTTTGAAAAGCAAGGTAACCCAGTTAGAGGAAAAACACGCAGCGGAAGCCGCGCAAATCAAGGCCGACTACGATAAAGAACTGGCCGCCCATCAAGAAGAAGTGTCTAAAATTCAGAAAGTAAACGAACAGAAGATGGCGGAGCACCAAGAGAGATTAAACCGAATTGAGCAACGCTATCAAAAGAAAGTTGCGGAGCATCAGGCAAAGGTGCAAGAAGCAGACTTGGAATACAAAAAGCGCGTCGAAGAACACAAGCAAAAGGTTGCCGACGTAAAACGAGACTATGCGCAAAAATTGGCACAGCATGAGAAGGCAACTAAGGATGTGTCTGTAAAACAATCGCAAGCGCAAGCAAAGCAGGGGTTGGCCTTAGAGCATCAAAATGAAATGGCTGGACTGGTCAAAGAAAATCTGGAACTTACCAAAGAGAAAATCAACAAAGAACTTGGTGCGGAATTTGATGCAGTGAACGACGCAGTACAAAAAAGAAATCCAACGGTCAAGGTTGCCAATGCGGAGCGCGAAGCGCGTGGCCATCTTTACAATCCCGACAGCGTGGCAGCGTTCAACAATATAATGGAGAATGTGTCAGGGAAGTTGAAAATGACCGACTTCGGTATTCTACGTAAAGCATATTCTAATTTGAATGAAATCCTCTATGGAAACAGGGAATTGCCTCCCGATCTTTATCAAGCGGTGAAAGTCGTTAGAGACTCACTCGGCAAGGACTTGCAGGCGGCGGCGAATAAAGTTGGGCTTGGCGGGAAATATAGCAAGGTGATGGCCGATTACGGAGATTTTAAGGATGTGTGGGATGATACTTCCGCAATCGCTAAAGGTGGTTCGCCCATCCGAAAAGTTCTTGACGCAAAAGATCCCGCTTATGTGATTGACCAATTCAAGGGAAAAGCGGGGGACCGTTTAGTAGATGACATCGGGAAGTATGCAAAATATGGAGGGGACAAGGCCCTCGCTGGTCAGCTAAAAGGCTTTATTGAAAAAGTGGAATCGTTTCCATCCACTGCGCCGGAATTGCCGAAAGCGCCATCCCGTCCGTCGTTTCCTAAAGAGCCGGAACGGGGCGCAGCACCGAAAGCACCAGAGGCTCCGTATAAGCCAAAAGCGCCAACACTTAGGGATATACCAAAGGCTCCAGAACCTCCGCAACTCACGCCATTTGACCGTGAAGCGGTGGCACGGGCGATTCTTGCAGACCGTATCAAGAAAGCGATTATGTACGGCGGCGCGGCGGCGGGCGGCGGATATTTGTACGAACTTCTGGGGAAAAAAACTCCCCCTGTACCCTAACTTTGTGGTACGTTAAGGTCTGCATGCGGTAAGGTTGAGTGAACTGGGCAGCGGGGTACGATGGCGACCGTGCCCCGCGAAATTTTAGGAGGAAACGATGGGCTACTACGGACGTATGGCAGAAGCGAAAGCTGACTGCATGGCAGCGGATATTCAGATTGACGGAAACGATCCCAGCAACACCAGTCCGGTGCTGAAAGGCTCCTCGACGGCGGGTATGGCGCCGATGCAGGGTGAGAACAAGTTCTCCCACTCGCGGACGCGGCCCAACTGGAAGGCACGCGGCGAGGTGCGGCGCACGTTCCCAACCGAAGGGGTTGGTCCGGTAAAGTAAATCTCTTGTGCGCATCTGCTTCATTTCTCGCTGGAATGAGGGCGGATGGTTCGCTTGGCTCTGTAAGCAAGCGGGCCATGACGTTATGCTTGTCGTTGAGGACGACCATTACGCCAAAGCCCTCTCCGGCCTAATTGATGCAAAGCCGTCTCCCGGAAACGCAGCCGACTACGATCTCATTGTTTACGACACCAGCGGTCTTGGTGAAGATGCAGACGAATCCCGCCTGATTACCCCCACCATCGGTGGCAGCAAACTAGCAGACACTCTTGAACATGATCGCGTAGCGGGCCTTGAATTTATGGAACGCTGCGGCATTCGTGTGCCTCCGTGGGAGCACTTCACGGACGTTGCTGACGGCATCAGATATATCAAGCAAAGAAAACGGCCTGTAGTTTTTAAGCCTTGCGGGGATGGAGCCGATACATCATGCACCTACGTATCAACGTCGGCGGAAGACATGCTCCAGTACATCGACGTGCTCTACCGGAAGAATCCGCAGAAGGAATTTGTACTGCAAGAAGTTGTGAAGGGGACCGAAGTTTCCGTAGAGATGTGGATGAACGAGAGCGGCTTCTACGCTGTCAACATGACACTGGAAGCGAAGAAGCTCATGGCAGGCAATATTGGCCCTGCTACCGGATGCGCCGGGAATGTGTTGTGGATGGCGGGGCTTGGTGAGCCAACCGTATTCCAGCGTGGATTAAAAAAGGCGTTTGAGCCGCTGAGGGAACTTGGCTACGTCGGGATGATTGACTTGAATTCAATCGTCACCGACGAAGATGTGTTTGGGCTTGAATGGACGCCGCGTTTTGGCTACGAAGGAACATGCAATCTGACGCGCCTTCTACCGATAGACTTTGGGGAATTCATGGGGCGCATCGCTGAAAACGCACCCATGCCAACGCTCACGCCGAAAGAAGCGTTCTGCTCCTCCATCCGAATCGGCATCCCTCCTTACCCGCTATCCGAACTGCCTAAAAAACTTTACCGAGAGGGCGTTCCAATCGAAGGATTATCTCCTGATAAGTTAGAGCATTTCTTCGCCAGAGACGTTCGCTTGGAAGAAAATAATGAGGACCGACTTGAAACGGCGGGCGTGGACGGTTGGATCGGGTCCGTGCTCGCTGTGGGACCAACGCTACACAATTCATTCTCGGCTGCAACCGACATGGTGAAGGCGCTAAAAATTCCAGACATGATGTACCGAAACGATCTTGAACCCAATTTCGTGAAAAGGTATCTTGAACTCAGAGACGGTGGTTGGCTCAGGACAAGCTACGGAACATGATGCCGGACGCGATTGACGACTCCGAACTTATCCTCCAGCAAGACGAAGGCGCGGAGAGCGATAGCATTCCCGAGATGGAAGAAGAGGACGACTGACTTTTCCCATTGAAAGACGGTCCCATTACTACTAGTATTGGAGCATGTGGCGTCCACTTTATCTCGCCCTAGCCCTCCTACTGTTGTGCCCCTTAGCCTTTTGTCAGACCACAGCCGTTTCCGGGACGATCACTGACGCCAGTGGGCAGGCGTGGTTTGGTGGAACCTACTCAGTTTCTTTCAAGCCTTCACCTTCAAACCCTTTTGGGCCGTACTATTACCAAGGTGCGCCGTTCAACACGTTCCAGAGCTATCATGGCTCGCTCAACGGCTCAGCGGCCTACAGCCAATCGCTGCCCAGCAACACAGCGATTAAGCCGGCTGGTTCGACTTGGGTGTTCACTTTTTGTCCGCTTGCCAGTTCGACGTGCTACACGATGCCGCAAGGCATCACCGTAACCGGGGCTACGCAAACGTACTCGCCAACGCCTCCCGGCATCAGCATCAGTCTGATCCTCCCGTTTGAGGGACCTGTCCGCGCATACTCTGATTCGGAAATTTCAGCGGCAGCGATTGGGTCCATCTACTACAACCTCGTTTCGTCCATCTCCCGGCAATGCACAGCGGTCAACACTGCTAATCAGGCGTGCACGGCATGGCAGAACATCGGGGGAAGCTCTAGCACGGGACAGGTTACGGCTTCCGCCACGGCGGAGCAATTTGGTGCGAGTCCGTCCGCTTCCGCATCCACCAACACGGCAGCAATTCAGAGTGCGCTAAATGTGGGCGGCACGGACACTTTATCCACCTGCGGGACCTACCAGGTCAACGCCCCGCTGGTGATTAGCAGCAATACGCGCTTTATTGTCGCGCCGTGCGTGGAACTCTTCCAGGCGAACGGCACCAACAACAATATGATCGTGAGCCATGCGTTCACGCAGCGCGGCTACCTGTCTGGAACCTTCACGTATGTTTCTGGAGCAAGCGGTTGTCCAGCGAACACCACGCAATATGTGGCTTTCATCAACGGCAACGGTGTGGGTGGCCACGGGACAATCTCAATTAACAACAGCGGCGTCCCCACGGGGAACGTCACGCTCGACAATCCGGGTGCGTACTACAGCAGCACCACACCGACCACAGCGGCGATCTACAACTCCAGCGGCACCTACGCCTGCGGCAGCACGGCAACGCAGACAAACCCTGCGACGTTCTCTGGCGGGACCGTGGTTAACCCGACTACGCCCGTTACTCTCACGTGGAGTGCGTCCACTCCCGAGCAGGTCACAGTCAACTGCGGCGCTGCAATCGCCCCATGCTCCACGTTCTACAATGGCGGAAACACGCTGGCGCAGCAAGCGTACTCCACAATTTCTAACGCTTACCCTTCCGCGCTGAATTGCACCTGTTTGGTCGAGACAGTTCCATCCAGCAGCAGCTACACCTACCGGCTACGCCGCAACCCGATTTTCACCACGCAGACGACTGCTGCTTCCGTGACAAGCAATGTGGCGACACTGACAGCAGGAAGTAACCCGCAACTGCTTGGCTTCGCGGCAGGGCAATCTATCTCAGTGACCGGATTCAGCGGGAGCGATACCTACTTCAATGGGACGTACACGATCTCCACGGTCACTTCGACGCAGATCACTTACGCGCTGACGCACGCCAACGGCAGCGCGACCACCAACGGCGTCGTTGCCCTAAACGGTGTCACTACGGACCACGGCGGCTCTGTTGTCGCCATGCAAGCGGACCAAAATATCATCATCGAAGGCGGACAGTGGGACTACAACGGGCCAAACAATAGCTCGGCAAACGGCTACACCATCGGGTCCACCATCGTAATGTTTGCGGCGCAGAACGTGGAAATCCGCGACATCAATTTCATCCAGCCCAAGTACAACACTGTCCTATTCGGCGCGGTTTCCGACTTCCACCTGCACGATCTTACGGATGAGGGTAGCGGTGCCGTGCAGTTTTTCGAGTGCCAGGGACCTTGCTACAACGGCGAAGTTGACCACATCACTTCAACCGGATGGGATGATGGGATGTCTATGTTGACGCGCATCTCTTCCGGCTATTACTCAAACGTCATTCTGTCCTATGGTGACGTGCAAAACTCTGGCTTCCGCCACATCAATCGGCTCAATCCAAACAACGTCAATTCGGGTGCCACCGGCGAAGTGATGTTCTACGGCAGCCAGTTTGAATACATGGGCGGCGTCTATGCGCGGGACATCGGCGGATCTCCAAGTTTGCAGGGTGGAGCGGGGGGAACAAATGACGTGGCGTGCGTCGGAGTGGCATCACTTTTTCCCAACACCACGATTGATACCGTAGACATTGAAAACGTGAACGGTTCCTGCACTTGGCAGGTGCGCATTGCTGCGACTTCGCCCGACACCACGAAGGTCAATCACCTTACGGTAAAAAACGTCACCTGCAATCCGCAGCAAAGTTCTGGCGGCGAAGGCGAAGAGTGCATTCAGTTCACGGGCTATGTGACTATCGGCAAAGTCGAAATTGAAAAGCTCACGTACACCAGCACCTCGCACGCGGTTGGCAGCGTCCCCGTAATCGAGTCTGGAGCGAACATTCAAGAAATGGATGTGACTGATGCGAACGTGCAGCCTTCTGGCATAGGCGCTCCCATTACGTTCATTCAAATCAACGGAATCCCCGGCGTCAGTTCCCAGATCGTCAAACTAAACATCTCGCGCCTTATGATGGGGCCAACCTTCATAACGCCTGCCGTGGTGGTTGACGGGTCGCTAGAAAACACGGCAATGATCACGATTATCAAGGACAGCACGTTCAACGCTTACGAGGCGGTTCTGTTGAACACAACCGCCACTGCGGTAAACCGCACCTACATACTGCGTGACAACACCATGACCGGAATGGTCAATGGTGCAGTGGACATTGGTCCGGCTGGCGGCACAATAAACGTATACAGCAGCGGCAACTCCATGAGTGGAACGGCATACGTGGCCCCGGCGCTCAACACCTGCGGAACACTTTGCACGGTAAATCTCTATGATGGTGGCGAACGTGGATCGTGGACCTACAGCAATGCGGGGGTGGCGGTATTCACATCCGTAGCTAACGCATCTGGTGGGCATACCACGTACACGGGAACCGTGAGCGTATGTCCTGCCGTGGGCATCTTGGTCAACATTTCTGGATTTTCTACTTCCGCCAATAACGGCTACTTCCCGTTTGTTTCCTGCGTTCCTGGGGTTGGCAGTGGAACGATGACGGTTTCCAACTCAAGCGGTGTAAGCGAAACAGCTTCCGCTTCTGCCGCTTTTGCGCTGGTCAACATGATTCCACCGGGACCGTGCCAGGGTGCTCCCGCAATTTTTGGAACGGGATTCAACACTGGGACCGTCACTGGCCCAAGTCCCTGCGCGTTCAAGATCACTGTGGGGAGTGTTAGCCCTGGCAATAGCGCAGACCTTGCGATGCCGTGGTACGCGCAGAATGGATGGAATTGTGCGGTATCGAATTTAACAAACTTTTCACGCGCTATCTTTCAAACTTTTTCCAGCGTCAACACGGCCAGCTTTAGCAGTCAGCAGCAAACACTCAATTCTACATATGCCGGAGGCAGCCAAGCCATCTCCAGCATCGCTGCCTCAAGCGGTGGGGTAGCGGTTTACACGTTCACTTCGACTCCCGCGAATATCGCAGTCAATTCGATAGTGGTGGTCAACGGCGCGGTGAACAATGCGAACAACGGCGCGTACATCGTAACGGCGGTGAATCTCGGGGCAAAAACGGTGACGCTGGCTAACAACGCCGCTGTAATTGAAGGCAGTTCCACGGCCACTGCGTTTGCGCTTTTCGGTACGACTTGGGCCAATCAAAACTTTACGAACGGGGACCAGTTGCTTTTCCAATGCTCGTTTTACTGAGGTAATTATGAAGAAAATAACCCTGCTCGGTCTGCTCTTGTTCGTGGCGGCACTCCCCGCTTTCGGGCAGAGCACCACGGTCAGCGGAACAGTCCAAGACCTGGGAAGCCAAACATGGAATAACGGCAGTATCGAATTTGACTTCGTGCCAAACCCGCAGTACCCGAGTCTCCCGCAGTACACGTGGACCGGAGGGACGCTAAGCTATTCGGTCAAGGGAACGTTAGGAGGCTCTGGGACGTACAGCGTAAGCGTGCCAACAAACAGCGCCATCACGCCTGGTGGTTCGCAGTGGACGATTAAGGTGTGCTCGCTTGCCACATTCCCCTGCTATACCACTACGCCGGCGACGATCACGGGAGCCACGCAGACAATCAATGTGACTCCTCCGGCCATCAGCATTAATTTGGTGGCAAATCCCACGGCGAGTGCTTATGTGGACGGTGAGATTAGCGGCGCTATTCTTGGATCAACTTATTTCAATTTGACTAGTTCGTTGCAACGGCTTTGCACGGCGCTGACTAGCGGTGCGTGCTCGACGTGGGCGAACAACGGAACAGGCGGCAGTACGGTGTATCCGTCTGGAACTGGCATTACGACTGTCACGGGCGGCTCTGCTTGGGGTACTACCCTAACAGGCGCGGCGGCTGGCGACCTGATCTACTATAACGGCTCTGCGTGGGCAAAGTTTGCGGGGAATAGCGGAGCAACGAACTGCTTGACTGAAAACACAAGCGGTGTGCCCTCATGGGCAACGTGCGGGAGTGGCGGGGGTGGCACTGTCACAAGTTTTGCGGCTCCATCGGGGAGTTGGCCATCTTGGTTGGTCCCAACGGTCACAAACTCTACAACCACGCCATCACTGGCGGTGGCGGCGAGTTCGATTCCAAATAACGCACTGGCCTTCTCTTCCATCACTATTGCGGGAACGCCGATTTCACTTGGAGGTTCCACTTCATCTTTCCCAAGCCCCGGCGCTATCGGTGGAACAACGCCAGCGGCGGGCACGTTTACTACGCTGACGGCCAATACTAGTTTTACCCTTAACGGCGGGACTGCCCAGACAGGGACGCAAGGAACGGACACCAAACTTCTGACAGCCGGGACGGTGAGCGGGACGGCAGCAAACCTTTGCACTGATGCGAACGGCGGCGCGACGACATCAGGATGCACAAGTGGTGGCAACACAACGTCAACGTCATTGACCTCTGGCTACTATGCAAAGGCGAACGGCGCAAACTCCATCGTCAATGGAACGTGCGACAGCGGCATCTCCACGGCGAACACTTTCACGTGCTCGGATACAGCGGGCGCATCGTTCGCTGAGGTGACGGTGACAGGCGGCTCCAACGCTGGCGCGGACGTGTTTACGGCGGGCACGGCACAAGGGCACGCGACAGCAAGCACCGTGACGCTGGAAGCTCCTACTTCGGTGACAGCTTACGAAGTCCAACTGCCTACGGCGGCGGGAACGGGCCTCAACCTGTGGACAAACAGCGCGGGAGTGGTGGCGCAAAGCCTTCTGGCTTCCGCTGCGGCTGGCGACCTTGTGGTAGGCAACGGGACTACGTGGACAAAATTTGCAGGCAACGCATCAGGGACTAACTGCTTGCAGGAAAACTCATCCGGCGTGGCATCATGGGCTTCGTGCGGCAGCGGGTCTTTTGCTTTCCCTATCACCGTCTCAGGTACAACAACCTCAGGCGGCATTCCATATTTCAGCAACACGACAACGCTTACCTCGTCTGCTTTGCTGGCGACAAACCACGTCCTGCTTGGCGGCGGTGCGGGCGGAGCACCAACCTCCGACTCCAACCTTGACGACGGCGCAACCACGGCTAACACGCTGACCTATGCAGGAAGCGCGGGAATTTCAGCCAAATCACTGACCACGACTGGTTCTTCGGCTGGAGCACTAGTCCTCACGCAAGGGACTGCAAACTCTGCTGGCACAACCAACATCACGATTCAGGCACCTACGTCTGTCACTTCGTATACGCTTGCCCTGCCTTCGGCGGCAGCGAGCGGCGTTCCTGTATGGTCAAACTCTTCGGGAACGGTGACGGAGAGCATCAGCACGGCACCTAGCTTCTCTGCGCTGAACTGCGGCGTAGCATCCACAACGGCCTGCGTGATTACCGGGCAAGGCTCAACCAGTGGAACCGCAACCCTCACCTGGCCAGCAGTTGCGGGGACAGCCACTAACCCAATCGTCTCCAGCAATGTTATTCAAGTGCCGCAGAACGATGGAGTGCATTCCACGGCGGGATACAGTTTCTCCTCCTGTGGCGCAACCGTTTTCTGCGGAATGTGGGTTATCAACGGGTCAAGCCACTTGGTCCTGAGTGCTGGCGGTTCGGGAAATATCTACATGGAACCGAACGATGCAGCGACATTCACATTCACCACCGGAGGGGAGTTGCAGCCAGTAGCGGTGGGCACGCAGACGATTGGCGATGCGACAAACTACCTTTCAAAGGTCTACTCCAACAATTACTATGCCGGGACGGGAGCAACGGCAGGCATCACTGCCGCAGTGGTATGCAACAGCACGTTCGGCTCAACCAACGGACTCGTCACCACCTGCACAAACACTTCTGATCCTCGACTTAAAAACATCGAAGGAACTTTGAAATACGGCCTAAAAGAAGTCAATGCCGTCACGCCAATCACTTTCAAGTGGAACGACTTGGCCCACAACCTAATCTATGGCTTGCAAGATGATTCCCAAATTGGTTTCAACGCGGAAGAGTTGCAAAGCGTGATGCCGGAAATTGTGGGAACAGAAAATCACGATGGAGTGGATTACCGAACCATCAAATCTGACCGCGCTCTTATTGCTACGCTCTGGAACGCTGTGAAGCAGCAGCAGGCTCAGGTAGAAGAACTCAAGCGGCAAGTCGAAGAACTCAAAGCAAAGGTGCAATAGCATGAAACTTGTGAACTGGAACCGTACAATTTCCGTATGGCTGGCGAGTGCGATCCTTGTTCTCGCGCCGCTTTCTGGATATGCGCAAAACCCCGTAGTAGTTGGGGGAAAGGCAATACTAGGCGGAAAGGCTTCTGTTGGTGGTGGGAGCGGAGTAACCACCGTTACCTGTGGCTTGACTACGGCAGGATCAAATACTGACGGTGGGAACGCGGACATTCCTTTTGCTACTCCTTGCGTGACTGGCTCCGATCCTTCCGGTTACACCGTGCAGTCCTGTTCCTACTATGCGGTCGCAACTTCAAACGCGGGAAGATGCGGCGTATATACCGATAGCAGCGGGAATCCCAATACACTACTCTGCCAATCAGCTACTATCAGCTCGCCTTCGGTTGGCTTTAATGTGCTTTCGTTAAGCGGATGTGGCACGTTGACTAATGGGATAACTTACTGGATAGGGTTCATCACTAGCGATAGCGCGAACGCGGAAAAGTACAACACAGGAAGCTGCCCCGGATACGGTGGCGGCTCAAAGTACGGTACAACTCAAGGAAGCGCCACGCTGCCTGCATCATTTGGATCAAATACGAACATTGGGAATTGCTATTCAGCCTACATGACGCTGGTGCCAAATTGAGAAAATTGCTTCTGCTTCTGCTGCTCGTAGCTCCCACCTGCTACGGCCAGAGTTGCACGCTCGGACTGACGAGCACGCTTCAGACCAATCAGCTTTGTCCCTCACGTGACCCTGTGGATTATTCGCAGTACGGACTTCCCGCGTCGTATCCGAATGGGGAAACGCCAGTGGACCGCTACACGCCTCCGGTCCGCACGCAATGCGGGTCTACGCTCCCGGCATCAAGCTCGGTGGCAACGGTGCAAACTGCCATCAATAATTGTAGTAGCGGCGGTGGCAAAGGCTACGTGCTCATCGGGCCGGGGACATTCACCGTAAACTCCAACCTATCGTTCAATCCCTTTGGGACGGGCAATAACTATGTGGAATTGCGCGGCAGCGGCCCGATGCAGGCCACGATGCAGATGATAGGCGACGGTCAGATTACGTTTGGCGCTATCAACAACATCGTCAGCCAGGCAATTACTTCGACTCCGGCGCAGGGTTCTACCACAGTCACAATCGCCACCAATGGAAGTCCAGGAATCAGCGTAGGGATGATTGCAGAAATCAGCCAGTGCGCGAATGGCGTAAGTGGGAGCGGTTGCACGACTGGCGTCCCTTACGACAACGGCGGGGACTTCAACTGCGGTGAGAATGTGATCTGCCAGATTTATCCCGGTGAGGGCTTGAGCAGTGGGGCTGGAGGTATTCTTCAAGTTGTGCGTGTCACAAATGTCAGCCCATCGAACTGCACGACAAACTGCGTTATTACCTTCACGCCTCCATTGGTGGATTCTGCCTGGTCAACCGCGAATAGCCCTCAAATCACATGGTACGCCCCTTCGACACTCGGCCACGCGATGTATGGCGACGGTATCACCGGCTTCACGCTGGATTTCAGCCAGTCCACGCTCTCTCCCGCTGGACATCAACTGGAATTTCAGAACTGCTACGGCTGTTATATCTATGGCAATCGCATCATTGGCAACAACGTGGTCAGCGGAAGCTCCACAGTCACGCAGAACATCTACGCCAACGTGCTGATGAACTCCATCATTGGCAACAACTATATTGTTCCCGACTGGCCCCCGGCAAACGTCAACCACGAATCGGTTATTTCCGAGATTCAGCAGCACGCTGGCCTGAGCATGGACTTCAACAACATCATGGAAGGTCACATCCAGTGGGAAGGCTTTGGCCACATGACCGGGCACGTCATCGCCTACAACTATTTCAGCCACACGCACACGGCCTACTACGAAGGCTCATTCAATCACGTAGTCGGCGGGCGCTATTTGCTCTATGAGGGCAATCAGGGGATTCGCTTTGATGAGGATGGGGCGCACGCCATCCATACCATGAACCTGTGGTTTCGCAACTATCAGGTTGGTTACGACCCGCCGTATGTCTCGACTGGGCCGGGATGTTTCGACCTCGCTTCTGGACGTGTCGAGAACCTCATCGGCAACGTCTGCGGGAATCCGACAACGAGTTCCAGCACGAAAATCAGCACCTACCGCACGGATACTTCTACGGGCTGCTCACCCAACACTAACTACGTCTACTTGCTTGGCTGCGTCAATCAGACAGGCGGCGAAATCGCTCCAGTGGACACGCTGGCCACTCCTACCAGCATGTTCTGGGGCAACGTAACGAACATCACGCAGGGAAGCGATACGCCAGCAAACTCCGGTATCCGCTTCGTGAGTTCGGAGGTTCCCTCGACACTGCCAGCCTATGCTGGGACGCAGACGCAAATCGGCACGGGTAATGGAAGCACCACATCATTCAGTGGCACGGTTGCCAGTGGTGGACTCCCCTGCATCTACGGCAATGAAACAGTAGTAGCTGAACCAACACAGGCCGTAAATGACCCTGGACTAAATGGCAGCCTGAGCGGAACAGGAAGCAGTAGCGGGTCCATTAATTGCACAACAGGAGCAGTGAGCGTTACGTTCCAGAGCGCCCCAGCGAACGGCACGGCCATTATGGTCAACACCGTCAAAAACGTTGGCGGCAGCAGCTTCTTTCAGAATCCCGTGCCCAGCAGCCAAACATTGCCGAAGTCATACTTCCACAATTCAGGCACACCGCCGCCATTCTGGAAAGTATGTACGTCCTTTAGCACGTTCCCGACTTGCACAGGAACAACCACGCAACCGTGGCCCTACGCTGGCCCCGATGTTACTGGTGGACCTTACGTGAATGGCCACGCTTACGACAACCCTGCTCGCGTCGCTTATGCCAATCTTCCCGTGGATACAAACTATCAGTTCACCTATTCCATCTCTGGCTCAAGCTGGGCTGGTGGGGTTGAAACCATCACCATTAGCGGCCTCCCGACAAACAACTACTTCGAGGGCGGTTTCCGGTTTAGCGGCGCAAACTCCGCGTGCATCCCCACTAGTGGCGTGTCATACACGGGCAGGTCCGACAACGAAATCCTGATGACGACCTCCAACGCCTCATCTGGACAGTTCACTTATTCACTGCCCATCAATCCCGGCGTAAGTTGCACAGGTTCGGTGCTGTATCCTGATGTTCGGCAGTTTGATGCATCCATCTATAGTGCCAGCACTGGCGGCTCTGTCACGCTAATTCCCTATTCGTACAATTTCGGCTCCGTGAACGTAGGCGGCAACTCCGGCCCCACAACTTTCACGCTGACGAACAACTCCTCCGCGTCGGCGACGAGCCTTTCGGCGACGATCACGGGGACCAACTCGGGAGACTTCTCGATCAGTTCCAATACCTGCACGGGCACACTGGCGAATGGTGGGGCGACTTGTACGCTGAATGTGACGTTTACGCCAGGCGCGGCGGGATCACGATCGGCGAGTCTCAGCATTTCCTATTCGGGTGGCGACGGAGCATCGCCGCAGACCTCGACGCTTTCCGGTACGGGAGTAGGTGTTAGCATTTCTCACAAAGTTCTTGGTACAGTTCAAGTGGAAGGGACGGTGGTTGTCGAATGAAGAAAGCGATATTTTTGATTGCAGCAATTCTCGCCGGGGTGTTCATCGGCAGGGCGCAGACTACGACTTCTAGCCCTTCGCAGATTTCAGGGGCCGTAAATCCTGGGCCGCACACATCCTGCACGGTCACAGCAAATACCACGCAAATCTGCTTTGCCTCGGATGGCCTATGGTTTTCAGCGAACGGATCGGCCTACGTGCAGGTAGCAAGTGTTGGGGGAACTACCGGCATCCAGTCCATCAGCGTGAACGGTGGGACGCCTTGCACGGGACCGGCCTGCTCCATCACGGTTCCAACGAAAGCGATTTCGAGCACGACAGCAACAACGACTACGACAATCCAATGAGGGAGGAAAAGGCATGAAGTTCAACTGGCATGTTGTAGGGCAAGTGCTTTTGACGTTGGGGCAGGTACTCAACTGGGCGTCCGGCACAGTCCCACCCAAGTATCAGCCGTGGGTGATGTGCGGGCTGAGCGTCGTGCAGGCTCTCTTGGGACTCTATAACCACTTCTTCACCCCGGCAGGTCAACGTATCCCATGATGCAGATTCCTTCACTGGATACGGTAATTGTCTCAGCGGCCACGATAGCAGCGGTCCTTGTGGCCAACTGGCTCCAAGCGGCTGCGCACAAGAAGGAAGCTAAAGCACTATGGGAGCGCCTGATTTACACGCTGGAGGAGCATCCGCTTCACAGCCATGACGAGGAAAAGGGTTCAGGTGAGCCGCTGACTGAATCCAAACTGCGCTATCCCAAAACGATGTTCACCAATTTCAAGTAGGTCTACAGGTCGCCCGTATCAAGGTCCGAGGTAATTATCCCTTGACAACAAGTAAGCTCCTTTGGTACTCTCTGGATGTGAGGCTGATATGCGAGTTCCGCAACACATCCCAAAGCACCTGCGTTACACAATGGCCGACTTCAATGAAGAGTTTCCGAACGATGAAGCCTGCCTTGAATACATCAAAGAGCAGCGCTGGCCCGATGGCGTCACCAAGTGCGAGAAGTGCCGCAAAGAACGCAAGCACTACCGCGTGAGTGGCCGCACCGCTTATGCCTGTGACCATTGCGGTAATCATATCTACCCGTTGGCCGGGACCATCTTTGAAAAGACCACAACTCCGCTCAAGACTTGGTTCTATGCAATGTACTTGATGGGTTCCACTCGTTGTGGCATCTCCGCAAAACAAATTCAGCGGGAAACTGGCGTCACCTACAAAACCGCTTGGCGCATTTTCCGGCAGGTCCGTACTCTTCTTTCCGATGGAGACCTGCAACTGGAGGGGCCGACGGTTGAGGTAGACGAAACTTACTACGGTGGCGTTCGCAAGTATGGAACTGGCCGACCGATGCGCGGCGACCGCAAAAAGACTCCGATCGTCGCCGTCGTACAGCGCCGGGGAATGGCGGTTGCGAAAGTGATTGCAGCCGTCACCGCCGAGAACCTTGTTGGGACTATTGACAAGCATGTTGTTCCCGGCAGCACTGTCTACACTGACGAATTGAACTCTTACAACACAGTGGGCCATGACAAGCGGTATCGGCATCGGACAATTAATCACCGCTCCCGCGTTTACGTTCGCGGCGACATTCACACCAATAGCGTCGAGGGATTTTTCAGCTTGCTCAAGCGGGGAATCGGCGGAGTCTACCACTCCGTAGGCCAGAAATACTTGCAGAGCTACGTGGATGAGTTCTGCTTCCGCTATAACCGGAGATACAAAGGCAATCAGCAGTTCAAGGCTATTTTGGAGAGGGCTTCGAAGAGGGCGTCTTGATAGCCTTGTTGAGCAGGGCGTGGAATGCGCTCTGCGTGTAGGGCCGCATTTTCTTGCGGCTCTCATTGCGTGGTTTTGCCTTCCTGGTTTGAGACGTCATTGCTTGATTCTACCCCCTCTGGCTCAATCTTTGAGAACAGAATATGTGGTTCTATCTGCTTGTAAAAATGTTCCGAATCATCCCATTTCTGTAAATGCCGAGAAATGAAGTAAGCGCATAGGTCAGCTAATTGTAAGCCGATGGAATCCCTGGAACTTCCGAAGTACATATCATCATGTAGATGCCATGCGACATTGGAAAAGTCAGGATTCTGCAAATCCACCTTATGTGGGCGAAGTTGGACGCGAAATTCACGAAATGATTTTCTGGACTGATTTCTTTTTCCCTTATCCTCGCAATCATCCATGACAACCAGCGTAGATCGTTCGGTGTAAGAATTAACCTCAAAGCCGCTTAATAATTTAGGCGTATTTACCCATGCCTTGACCCCCTGCAAACAATTTCTAAAACAAATGTCTTCCTTGCTCGCCGAACCGTGCGAAAAATATTTGGCGTCCCACTCTTTCTTACTCACGGCACCATAGAAAACCGGAATCTTCAAAGCGCTAAGCTGGTTCAATAATATTTTGATAACTCCATGCCTCCTAAATTCCTCGACTCCTTCAAATGCTCCATGACAGCCGAACAAATCTGACGCTTTAAATTCAACAAAATCCTCCCATTTTTCAGGTGGCAATAAGTATTGAATAGATGCGCCAATCACAGTTTCCAATTTAGAAAGAATCAAGTCAGAAATAAGAACGCCAGCCAGAACCACGAAGTTACTACCCCTTCGCTGGGTCTCGGAATCGTCAATATAGGCCAGATACACAAAGAGGTCCTCCCTAGAAGGCATTATTCACCCCCTCGCTGTACTTGTCCAGAGGGGATACTTACCAGGTCCGAAGTCGTCGTAGGCACATCCACGCCGCTCAACACTTGCAGTTCTCGATCGCCACTTTGCCACACTGCTTCCCGCACAGCACGCGGCATGATGATGCAACCCTCTGAGGCCGCTCCGGGGTGCTCCCGCGAGTCTCCGTGCATCATAAAGCCCGACCTGCCAAACATCTCGTTTGATGCGTAGGGCGACAGCGGTATTGCGTAGGGGCCATGCGTAGGCGAGTTCTCAGGCTGGAGGATGAGGTATTTGCCGCACGGGATGGGTCCTTGATTGGGGAGCATTTGCGCGGCAGGGTCGTTCTTAGCGATACCCAGACCTGAATAGCCTTGCGCCAGTAGCTTACCCGTGGGGTCCAGAAGTTCTCCGGTGAGTTGGATGTAGGTGAACATCACTTGAACTCCAAAACCTCTTGGCTGAGCCGCTTGGCTGCGATCTCGCAATACTTCTCTTCGATTTCTATGCCGATGGCCTGGCGCCCTAAATCTTTAGCCGCTCGCAGCGTTGTGCCGCTGCCCATGAAGGGGTCGAGGACCTCGAGGCAAATGTCATCGCCCCGCATCTGCTGAATACACCATTTCATCAGCGCGACAGGCTTCTGTGTGGGGTGCCAGCGTTCTTGCTCCTCTGCCATAAGGCCAGAGCCGTTATAGCGAAACATCTTTACCGACGTCCCGCCCAGATTGGTCCATGCCAGTTCTGCATCACTAAATGACGGCATCGTTTGGCACTTATCCCATACCAGCCACTTGTTTTTCTGCGGCAGCGCATCGGAGAAATAATTTCCGCCCCAAACAATCACGCTCACGCCGCGATTCCTGCAAAGATCCAGCGTCGACGCATCGGGCCGTACTTTGTCCCATTCGCCTTCGTATACTCGAGGCTGACGCTTGATGCCATTTCCAAAACCGTCATACCCCTGACTGCCCATTCCATTGGCGCGGTCAATCCCATAGGGCGGGTCGGTAAGCAGCAAATCGGCAACCTCGAGGCTGGGCAGCACTTCCCTGCAATCCCCGTGGTAGATCGTGATGCCAGCGTGTTGGTAGTAAGGCTTCATGGAAAATTTAAGTAGGGGCCGCTATCACCGCAAGGAGAAACGGCCCCTCCCCCCGTTACAAACCTCCTTTCTTGAGAATTTACGAAAGCATCGTCACACCTGCTGCAAGTCCGCCAAGAGAGTCGTTACGTCGAGGCCGCTAGGCGCTGTGCCACTCTGTTTTATCCAGTCCGTTGATACCGCAACCTGAGCCGCTACAGCATACTTCTGCCAGAACGCCCAGTTTGCGTGGTAGATTGCGCCCCACGATACCACTGTGAAGCCCAAAGCCCCGTAGCCGATCACAAGCACCTGATGGCCACCAAGGATGGAAGTATCTGCTTCCGGAGGCTCGCTCCATGATTCGCCAGCGGGAACTTGCATGATGTAGGCGGGAACATCGAACGAAAGCCCGATGCCGCCGAATGTGGCGATAGCCCACTTGATTTGCTCAATGTCCGTGATGTCAAGGTTTACGTAGCCAGCGATTTTGTCGCCGTACAATCCTGTGGACTTCCAGTAGGCGAGTGCCGCGTCTGGGTCTGTGCCTTGGTCAGTATTCGGATCACTCGGGTTGTAGCCGGTGATGGCCGAGTAGACCGCGATGATTTGGTCGTCGGTGAAAGTAGGCGTTGGGTCGCCAGCATGGGCTACGGACTTCCACGCCATAATGTAGTGGAACATCCACGCAATCACGCAGCAACCAAGTCGGTCATTCACCAGCATTAGCCAAGCGATTGACCGCTCCCACGCCACTTTTGTTGGCGCAATCACGGCTCCCGTCATGTAATGGCCAATGGAAAATGCGAACTTGAATCCGCGCTTTCTACCTAGCTTTACAGGGCCATGCGTTACGTGAGTGAACTGGTTCATGGAAGTTGCTGGGGTAGCGCCGCCAGCGCCTCGTTCACAACTGCGTTGCTCGTCGGCGTGGTTACGGTGACGTGGTAGGCTTCGCGGATCGCCTTGTGCGTAGCCTTGATGTTTGTGGTGGCTGCCTTATCTGCATGCAACTTCTCTTCGTCGCTCAGCAGGTCCGCTTTCGCGGCCAGCGGGAGTAGCGCCAGGACTGCTTCGATAGCTGCAATCGCCAGCCCGACTAGGTTCGTAATCTTGGCGATGGTTGCGGAATCACTGATACTCAAACCTTGCAGGATGCTGTTGAGGTTCGTGGTGATGAACTGAAATGCCGTCTGGATCTGCTGCAACACCGTGGCACTTGCGTTCTGGCTAAGGGCAGAGATTAGGCTGGAAAGCGTGCTAAGGGATGCGCTGACGTCAGCCTCGATCTTCTGGATGGCCATTTGCACGCTTGGCGGAATCGTCTTGCCGGAAAGCGCAGCAATGAACGCGAACACCGCAGAGATAGCCGCTTGAATGGCCGGCATGAGAGCCTGAACCGCGCCGATCCAAGTAGCCGTGCACCCACTCAGCAAAAACAGGGCGTTGCACAGCAGGAATACAACCGCAAACTTCTTCCAATTTACCTTCATGTTCGTGATTCTCCTTTGTGTGAGATTTTACTACTCGGGAATTGAAAAGCTAGGGCCAAATTCGTTCACCGTGGCGGCTCCTTCCGCTGCCAGTCTCGCTCAACGAAAGTAAGCACCGTGGCAGCGAGGAGGCAGGAAAGTAGTAGACATCCGACGAAGCCAAGCCAGCTTTCGTGAGGGCTTGCTCCGCACCCGTGAGCCACTTCCAGTGACTTGCACTCATCTGCTGGCTCCGCGTCGTTCGCAATGCTCAACCAGCTTTTAATCGTCTCGCCCAGCGTTCGCATCAGTGCTCCTCTCCGCGCAGCTAGTCCATCTCCAGCATGTGCTCGCAAATTCCGTTGCCATCCGGCGAGCAGCCCTTTGACTGCAAGAGTTTTCTGGTGGCTTCCGTCTCGCTCCAAATGCGTCCCAAGCATTCCGGCGTAACTGAGTTGCGCATGGTGCTCGTCTCAATCTCAACTTGCAGGCCGACAATGCTTAGGCAAATCGCACGCTTCCTTGCATCACTTAAGTGCTTCGCGTGAAACTTGCACCACTGCTCAGTCGGAGCGATTCTCACTTTCGTTTTCACTTGCTCGCCCCTTCCTGCCCCTGCGCGCCTACGCTCACACCTGATGCCGGATTTCCAAACGTTCCCCACTTCGCCTTCATCGCCGCAACATACTCACGAACTTTTTTCTGCGTCTTTCCTGAATACCTCGCCGCTTCTTTGGTGTTGCAGGATGGGCAGGGTATTTCTCCGCCAACTGTGTAAAGCCAGCCATCGCCACTCGGGTCTGCATCACCAGAATCCGCATCCCACAAATAGCCATCAATACAAACAGAATCAGGATACTGCGCTCCAAAATCCTGGCCCATGAAGTTACACATCGCTTGCTCCCTCCTGCGCTCCCCCGCTGACATGCTCCGTATTCACTGTTATCAACGCCGAACGCTGGCACCTTGGCTTGCCATTTTTCCCGGAAGGCGAGTAATTCGCATTTGCGTGAGTTCGCTGCTGTAGCTGAAAGTCAATCGGAAGACCTGTCAGGTGTCGCCCGTAATCCGAAAACACGATGCACAACGCTCTCCACTTCGCATTGCTGTGAGGATTCGCGGGGTTGCCTAATTGCATCGCTTCCCACACCTCATCGTCCAGCATGAGTCGCACGTCCACATCGCGCCAGTGAGTTGTTTTCTCCGTGGTAAGTGAAGAGCCTACGTGATAGGCGCACTCGCCAAAGGCGTCCCATAGGCGCATACCGAACTCGTTTAGTAACATTCCCTGTGGTTGACCGATGCTCATTTTCCCTCCTGCGCTCCCCCGCTCGTGGCGGCAGCCTCGCGTACTTCGTTCAGCCCTGCTAGCCACTCACCAGAAGGTGGATGCGCGACAATGTATTCGAGTGTGGCAACCATTTGCGCTTTCAAGTTTTCATAGCTTTGCCGCTCGAATTGCAAATCGGCAGCTAAGCTCTTGTTGCTCTCCCGCAGCCGGTCACGCTCGGCCTCCAAAGCCAAAACATATTCCTGCGTAAGTGCTCTCACTGGTCCCGCTGTGTGTCCCATTTCGCTCACCCCCTCACCACTTCGGCAGTGGCTCGCTCAAAGATTCCTTCCTTCGCTTGCCACGCGGAGGCACCCAAGTAAAGATCGGTGACTCCATGTGCCCATCGGTAACGATACTCAATTCGCCAAGCCCCTCTAGGCCCTTTTCCCACCTGCCGACCAACGCCCACGCCTTGCGTTCGCGGAATGCACGACTCCGCAGCATCAAGTTTTCCCGCGCCTTCGCTGGGTCCTTGTAGGGCATCAGCGTCCGACTCCCCACCTACGCAGAAACTCTTTGGCCTCTCCCCGCTCGATCTGCCCGTTAGAGAAGCGTAGCAGCCTAAAACCTTGCATCTGTGCGGTATTCTGCTTAACGTAGTCATCTTCCAAGGCTGCGCCTCGCTTGTGCCCTTTGCCTCCCGGCCTGACGCCACCATCTGCCTCAATAAGAATGCGTAGGTCGGGCAGGTAGACATCGGCTCTCCACTTTCGGTCAGGATTAAACTCGACCTCGTACTCAATGCGCAAAGACTTGGACAGTTCCCGTAGATGAATACCCAGCAACACTTGTGCCTCGCTTCTTTTATCTCTTTTTGGCACGTTTCTTTGCCCATTTCCGATTTCTGATGCGCACACAGAGCTTACAGCACCTATCTCCTCGACGATTCCAATATTCAGTCTTTGCAAAATAATGCCCCCGGATACAGCGAGTCTTGATGTTGACCATAGATTGAACTTTAGGGGTTGCCCAGCGACAGTTCTTGGGCGTGTAGTTTCCTTTGCTGTTTATCCGATCTAGCGTGTGTCCCGCAGGTCGCACGCCCATGTCCGCAAGGAAGTTAACGAAGTCATTCCAACGCTTACAAACCTTTATTCCCTTGCCGCCATACCACTCCTTGTAACCAGGTGCGCTTGGGTTTTGGCACCGCGACCGCATTGATACCCAACTGCGATACGTCGGAGACATCCAACCGACCCGAGTGTGATTGTGCCTTACCCACATTGGTCGGCCTTCTTTTCGTAGTACCGCGCCAGTGCTGCATTGGACACTTTTACCGCGCACGCTTCGCAGTGGCGGCGACCCGGACGGCGCTTGACTTTTCCGCATTTCGCGCATAAACCAGCTTTCAGCCGCTTGATCTCCATACGCGCTTGACGTTTCATGGGCACACATTACCACACGGCATGGCGTTGTCAAGTGAAATTTTGCTTGACACGCTTTCTACTTTGTGCCACTATCCCGCGTGGAGGTGGCACATGGAACGGTTCGATGAGGAAGTGGAAAAGGCGCTAATCAAGGGATTCGACGTTAACGAATACCTGCTGGGCCTCACCAAAGAGCACCCATCCGTAGCAGGTGAGCCGATGGAAAGGGTGCTAGAAAACTGGGATGCTCGGATCGCTGCCGCACGCGAGTCCCGCGCCATTGAACACGTTGGCGCGGTAGCGCAAGAGCGCAAAGCCTACGAGCTAGTCCAGCAGGCCGAAGCGCACCTGAAACGCTGCATGGACCACTGGGAAGCGGCCTGCACGCGAGTCCATGAGACTTCCCCGGAGAACTGACCGTGAGCGAAGCCACAATCAGAAACGCGGTTATCGAATCGGTGAAACTTACCAATGAGGACCACGGGCTACTTTCAGCGTGGCTATTCCTTGATTACGGTGGCTCTGGACAGGGCTTTGGCGGCTACTGCCTCTATTTGCCGAAGTCCTTCACGCATCACAAACTGGAATCCGTTGCTGGCCATTTCATTTGGCGCGTGATGGAGATTGCTGGCGTGAGCGAGTGGAATCAGTTGCCCGGAAAAACCATCCGAGTGAAGGCATCACATTCAGGGGTCGAGGGCATAGGCCATATCGTTAAAGACGACTGGTTCTTTCCCAAGCAGGATTTTGCAAAGGTGGTGGAACCGTGAGCACGGGAACGCAACTTAAATTGCAGGGCATCGAATCCGCAGCCTCACACCACAAGGTAGACTTGCTGCGTGCGCAGCAGATCGCGGAGTTCATCGCTGGCTTTCAAGGCACAATCACCGCCGACGATGTACGCGAGGCGTTCAAGGTCCACCAGGGACGCGAGTTGAACATCGGCAACGCGATGGGAAGTCTGTTCCCGCGCAAGAAGTGGGTATGCGTTGGCCGCGTGAAGTCCAAGCGGCCTAGTTCCCGCTGCCGTTGGCTCCCGCAGTGGCAGCTACGCACAGCCTACAAGCCAGCGCCGGAGCCGTTCACGGTAGGCGTGGAGAACGGCGTGAGGTTCTGCCTTACGTGCAATCAAGAAACGGAGAAATGTACATGCCAAAGCTCGTCGTAATCCCTAAACCCAAGTGGCTCTGCTTGAGCGTAGTCGGTGAGCCTAGCGGACATCTTGGGACAATGTATCTACAGAGTGGCCGCAACGAATTTCTCAGACCGGATTTGCGGTGCTGGGTTATTAAAGACCTGCCGCCCGTGCCTATCAAGGAAATCGCCATCATCGAATGTTCTGGCAGCGAAGTTCCGCAAGATCACAAGTACCACGGTCGCCTGCTCACGCGAACGGAAATGGAAGAGTTTCAGGAAACGATGAGCATAGGAGAGGCAGAGGACCGCCAGAAATGAAACTCACGCTTAGCCAGAAGATATTCGCCATCACGCAAAAGTGCTCCACGATTGAGCGCAAGGGCGTAGGCGAGTCCAGCGACCCAAACAAGCCGCTATATTCCTACGTCAAGATCGAGGACGTGTTGGACGTGGTGAACCCACTGCTAAAGCGGTACAAGCTCATTTTGCAGGGCAGCGTACCCAAAGAGCCGATTACGCATGTGAGCAAGTTTGGCGCTGTGACAGAAACGCTGGTCGAGTGGACGTTGACCGACGTGGATAGCGGAGAGACGAAAGTATACCGCGTGCCTGGCGCTGGCTCGGATGAAGCGGGAAAAGGTATCTACCGCTCACTGACTGGCTCGCGCAAGTACGCGATGGTGCTGATCTTCAATCTAAAGTTTGGCGATGAGCCGGAAGAGGTGCAACGTGCCACTGATGTTCCCGAAGCCAGAGCGAAAAAAGAAGAAAGAAACGCGAACGGTGAATCGTAGGGATGGGCACGAGTACATTTTCGTGGAAGGCATTCTGGACAAGACGCGGATGCGCTTGCAGGTGTACCGTAACGCAGGCGGAGAGGCTGACTGGCTAGATGAGTCGGACCCGAGTAGCGTTGTTGATCTCAAGCCGGCGACGTGTCAAGGCTGCGTCGAACCGCACGCTATCTCATGGAACGGCGAAGGCGCACCAAAGGGCGAGTGGCACCACAATTCAAAGTCCAAAGGCGGACGACGCTGCGATTGCCCAGCTTGTTCGCTGTATCTCTGCCGGGAAATTCACGAAGCTAATCGGAACAAAATTATCCCCGTCAGAAACGTGCAAGCCTAGATGCTGCCGCCAGCATCCCGCGCCTGTGTACTTTGATGGGCCACGCTGCCCTGCTTGCGCGTTTATCAGAGAGATACCGTGCAGGACTCGGGCAAAGGTTTTCAAGCTAGGCAGAAGATCCGAGAGGGAGAAGCGCACACATGAGCGACGCGGAAAAGCGGTTAAAAAATCTCACGCTAGAACTGCAAACCATTGACGTGCTCGCCCAGCACCTAAAGCGCACGCTTGCGCCAGCGCATCCGACAGCCGCGCAGGTTAACGCTGCTCGCTGGCTTGCTCAGACCATTGAGCAGATCGTGGAGACGTACCGATGAACGCAGAACAGATGCAGGACGTTGTCGCTCTGTGCAAGTTTGGCGAATACAAGTTCGAGGTATTCGTGGACGGGCGCGGCGAGATTTACTTGCAGGCTCACTACTTGGAAAAAGACACGGTGACAGGCAAGCCAGAGTTGCAATCCACGCGTCGATGGTTTCTATCTCCACAAATGACGCACAGCGAGATCGTGCAGACGGTTTTCAAATGCGCGATGACAAGCATGGAGCATCGGACGCGGGAATGGTTCCGCTATAAAGACCGCGCAGTGTTCGGCCCACACTTTAACGTGGAAGCGTTGTGGAGCATCTGCGGGGATGAGCGGAGTTTCGACGCAAGGTGAGCCATGCCCGAGCACTACACTCGGAACACGCTAGAGTGTACCGTCTACTGCAAACGCTGCGGCAAGGACACGCAGCACCGCGTAGACGGCGGAAGGCGCGGCCCATGCTTGGAGTGTATCAAGCGGCTAGAACTGCAAAACGAATTCGAACGGATCAAGAAGGGCATCGAAGAAGAAGAACGGCAAACACGCGAGAAACAAAACCCTAAGCTATTTTGAGCGTAGCAAGCAGGCATCCCACACAGCATCATCGCTAGGCCGCTTGGCTTCCAGCCACAGCACGCGGAAGGCGTTCGCAAGACCTACCAGAGCCAAAAGTAAACTGAGCATGTCCTAGAGCCTCCCAAACGCGAAAAGTGCGCCAGCTTGCCTACTGGCGCGTGACGGTTGATTAGGCCGAAGGCTTGCAGCCCGGAGAGCCACCCAGGACGGGTAGCAGAGAGGCCGCGAAGATCGTTAGAGTCCGTATTTTTCTTTTGTTTTGTCTGAGAATTTCTTCGTATCCCGCTGCTGAGCTTGCCAGCGAGCAGCTTTCACGGGATTAGTGTGGCGGTTCGTTTTTTTGCATGCGTAACGATTGCCGCCAGTCCTACGTGCTTTCTTGCCTGTCATGGTCGCCATTTCCGTTTCTCCTTTTTTTGTGCTTACTGTCCCAAACTTTTGAGTGCTGCGTCAATACCCCACAGAATCAGGGCAACGAAGATGCCGGCGAAAACAAACCCGCCGATAGCAGAGAATAGCAAACGCTTCCACAGTGGGAACTCCTGCCACAGTTCCCGCGCTGTGCGGTGGCGCAAGTAGAACTGGCGAACCGCTTCGGCGCGTGCTTCCTCTTCGCGTTCAAGTGCGCGGAGAGCTTCGTCAACGTCAATTCGTGATGGATGGTTTAGGCTTGGCACGGCGCAATTTCCTCCTTGAGCAGGTTTTCAGCCATCGTTACAACATAGGCTTTTGCGTGGTTCACCTTGCGCCACGCTGGGGAAGAAACAAGCGGCCCATCTTCATCGGACAGTATCCGCTCGATTCGTGCGAGATCCTTTGCAGCGGTCATCAGTGCATCATACTCTTGCTTCATGTTCAATCCCTCCATGCTTTCAAAGATTCAGCGATCACCGCGCCAGCTGCCGCCCCTGCTAACGTAGCAAGGACGACAGCCAGCAGAACGACTCCCACACGCCAAGCAACTTGCCTCATGCGCCCACCTTGACCGAATCAGGGATGGTCAGGCGATTACGGCAAATATCCGCGCATTGTTTCCAAGTGCGGAGCCGAGCAGCAGCAGCAGCAGCAGCAGCAGCAGCAGCAGCATGAGCAGCATGAGCAGCATAAGCAGCATAAGCATCATCATCAGCAGCAGCAGCAGTAGCAGCAGCAGCATAAGCAGCAGCAGCAGCAGCATAAGCAGCAGCATCAGTAGCAGCAGCAGCATAAGCAGCAGCATTCCTAGCGGTTCTTACGTCGTCAATGGACGCCTCGCCAGAGGCCCATTGACGTGTTACGGCGATACAGTTTCGCACGCGGTCATCGTTGGGATAACGTTTCTCGTAGATCGGCAAAACGAGTTCGGCGCAATCGCACGCGACCAACACAATCGCTTGGCGATTTGGCCAGCCTTCTTTTCCCTGCATTCGACCTACAAGCCAAAGCATCCAATCGCCGCGTTCGCACTCTGCCCAAGCGGTGAGCAGATCGCGGTCAGCGACCCACTCCACCGCATCCGTGCAAGCGCCAAGAGCTTTCAACTGCCTTTTAAGCGTCATAACTGTTCTCCTTTTTACCAGCCAGCAGAACGACTCCCACACGCCAAGCAACTTGCCTCATGCGCCCACCTTGACCGAATCAGGGATGGTCAGGCGATTACGGCAAATATCCGCGCATTGTTTCCAAGTGCGGAGCCGAGCAGCAGCAGCAGCAGCAGCAGCAGCAGCAGCAGCATGAGCAGCATGAGCAGCATAAGCAGCATAAGCATCATCATCAGCAGCAGCAGCAGTAGCAGCAGCAGCATAAGCAGCAGCAGCAGCAGCATAAGCAGCAGCATCAGTAGCAGCAGCAGCATAAGCAGCAGCATTCCTAGCGGTTCTTACGTCGTCAATGGACGCCTCGCCAGAGGCCCATTGACGTGTTACGGCGATACAGTTTCGCACGCGGTCATCGTTGGGATAACGTTTCTCGTAGATCGGCAAAACGAGTTCGGCGCAATCGCACGCGACCAACACAATCGCTTGGCGATTTGGCCAGCCTTCTTTTCCCTGCATTCGACCTACAAGCCAAAGCATCCAATCGCCGCGTTCGCACTCTGCCCAAGCGGTGAGCAGATCGCGGTCAGCGACCCACTCCACCGCATCCGTGCAAGCGCCAAGAGCTTTCAACTGCCTTTTAAGCGTCATAACTGTTCTCCTTCTCGCCAGTTAATCACGCTGGCGCGTGGTGTCTGTACTGCGCTCGCCTTGCCTCTCACTCAAGGCGAACCGGGCAGGACAGTCACTTCGGTTCTGCCGGATTCAGCAGAAGGGCTGCCTGCTCGGTAATGTGCTTTTGGACGCGATGCAGTTTAGACCACGCCGGCGAAATGTAACCTGCTCCATCTTCGCGGGAGATCGCTATTTTAATCTGCTCGATCACGCGAGCTGCATCCACTAACGCTTTGTATTCTGTGAGAGTGTTTGTCATTCGTTTTTCTCCTTTGTCGGAGCGACTAATCAGGTCGCCCGCTGTGTTTGCCACTATTCGCCAGTGGCCAGCGTGTGTCAAGACCCAGTACCGTAAAAACTTGCTCAATTCGCTAACAGTTCTAGTTCTAGTGCGGAGAGTGCTGCTCGCACGTTAGTACCAGAATCTTTTGCAATTCGCTCCCAGTTCAATTCGCCAGGTTTGCCGGTTTCCTTTTGCCATACATCGGCCAGTAGGCCAGCTATTTCGCTACGCATACCGTAGCTGGAAAACTCGAGCATCCAACACCTAGAGAGGAAACGCTTTTCTAACTTGGCTTGCAGTTCCTCATTGGTCCAATTTGATGTGAAGATCCAAATTGTGTTAGGCACGCGATCCGTGGAGTCTAGTTTGCTCAATAGCGCAAGCTGGAAAGCGTTCGAGCATTGGTCTAGTTCATCGCAGAGAACTACGTGGAACGTGCCATTTTTGGGAACGTACCAGCACATTCTAATCGTATCCTCTAGCGTTTGAATGTTCGCTTTTTGTGAGGGAATTAGGTGCAATTCTCCACCGATAGCATCGCAGAGTGCCATTGCCATTGTAGACTTGCCTACGCCAGAGGGACCATAGAATATCCATGCGCCATTTTTAGGAGCACGGGCGAATCCTGAGAGTATTTTTTTTTGCTTTTCCAAGCCGATAAAATCGGCAATGGCGCGTGGCCGGTATTTTTCGCTCAAAGGTTGCGGAAAGTCTAGCGTGCTTTGTGGAGTAGGAAAGAGAGACATTTATATCCCCCTCTCATAGTCAAGCACGCAAATGCGCGTGTTAACTATCCCACAATCGAATGGTTGCAATGGGAGATCAGCAAATTGCCCTTGATTGTGTTCCTTGACGTATGCTTCATACTTTGCACACTCAAACGCGAGAATGGCTTGCAAATCTTCGTTTGTCGCATTCGCGGACACTTCGCCGTTGTCATTTACTGAAACCCTCTTCCCGCCTACGCAGTAATCATTTACCAAACGATAGCGAGAAATGAAGCGTACGCTTCCGGGCATACAGTAATGCCCTTTATAACCGCATGTTTCTCTTTGTTCCATTGCCTTTTCTCCGTTTCTCAGGTTAATCAGACCCGAGTTTAGTTTGTACCGCGCTTGCCGTACCGTAGCACGGCAAACTAGCAGGACAATCTATTCCCAGTAGACTCCGCCCAACGCGCCACGAACACGTTTCAACCCCATATCGCGCATAACCTGATCTCGTTCGCGGCGAATCTTGTTAGCGCGTTCCCGTGTTGCCTTTTGGCGCGCATTCTTCAATTCCTCTTTAGATGCCCAGCGGAAAAGATGGCCGCGACCCGGTTCAGCAACTTGCAACTTGACTAGATGCCCTTCTACTTCGATAGGATCAGCGAACAAAAGCACGGTATCCCCGTTGTATCCATCGGCAAGGCGAATCGTTTGACGTTTCATGGTTTGTTTTCTCCTGAGAGTCTAGTCAGATAATCAGTCTGACAAGGCGACAATGCGCCTAGTGGAGTACTGTTGTCAAGTTAAAAACGAGTACTAAGGCAAAATTGAGAGTACTAGTGCTCAATCTATAAACACTCGCGCCGATGCCTTGCCAAATACGCGCCGATGTGCCTACAATCGCGCTGCAATGCCATATAAGAGGATAGCAGACAGGCGAGAAGCTACCAGGCGATGCCGCGAGCGAAAGAGAACTGGCCGGAAATCGGCAACACATCGGCAAGAGAATAGATGCGAACTGGAAAGGCGATTAGAAAGAGGATCGCACTCCGTTAGAATATCGCAATAGCAGGCGATTAGAGAAGAGAACTAGCGCGAGAATGAAGTAAATGGTTAACGCGATTGAGTTTAAGTCTGTAGCTGGCCTCCGGGTGGGTAATCCCTTGACAACGAGACTCGCGCCGTGGTAACATACATGCAATCTTAAAACGCATGTATG